TTCTTCTGGTTCTCAAACAGCTCACTACCCTTACGGCCAATGGCAGTAACGAGTACCTCCATACCGAGGTCGCGGTCGTTCAGCTCAGGGTAGGCCTCCTCGACCTGTGCCCACAGCTCAGAGTCACGCAGCTCCTCGATACCTTGCTGCACCAGCGGGTTGCTATAGCCCAAGCCCTCGACCAAGATGTGGCCAAACTCGTGTGCGATAGTGTCGCCTTGCAGCGTGTCAGGGTGCAGGGTAATCTTAGCAGCTCCCTTGTCAATAACCACGCGGCCGTTCTCCGGCAACGAGCTATCGAACTCAACCTGCACGTGGATACCAGCCTTACGGAACCGGCCCTTGAGGTGCTCAATCTTATCATCACGAGACACCTCGGGTCCGTACTCCAGCTTGGAGTACCAGTTCTCGTTCTTCTTAGAAGTCTGGTGAATCTGGAAACCCTCCAGCATACGCTTACCGTTAAACTTCTGACCTTCGTTCGGAGACTTAGCGGAACCCCATTCAATCTCACCGTTCTGCTCGTGCGTCGGGAAGATGACGTGTCCGTCGTTAGTGCGGAACACACCCACCATACCAGAGTCAGCCACCTGCATCACAGCTGCAGACAAGGGCTTGTTGATACGTGGGACATTAGGATTCCAGATGTCCTCCTGTATGATAGCGTTAGGCTCAGCACGCATGGCCTCGTCCGTCTTACCATGTGCACCCGTAGCGCGGGCAATAGCCATAGTAATATCACCCGGCAAGATACCGGTCAAACGAGACTGGCTCATACCGTAACCAGAACGCTGCGCTTCGTACGCGTCGATAGCCTCAACGAATGACACGAAGTCGTCGTTATCCGAGTCGTACAGCTCTTGCACGTCTTCGGCAAGCTGGCGCGCCTCAACCTCATCGCTAATACCGACAAGCGTAATGTTGTCGAAGAAGATGCCCCGCACTTCGTATGGCTTGGGCTGCACCAGCAACTTGCTGATGACACGGCCCAACGGTGTGCTGTCGCCCTTAACTTCGTCGCTAGTGCGCAAATAGCGCAGCCAGTTCTCGAGACTCCAGTCCTCCTTGTTCTCAGGCAGCAGGCCCGGGGACATGTTCTTACGCTCACCCATCGCGGTGTACGTCACCTTGTCGGTGTGGATAGCAGCCGCTTGGTTACGCTTGAACGCATCCCACTGCGCCATCTTCAGTCCGCGAGACAAGCGGTCCTCTGAGTGCATAGTCAAGTATGTCAAGTAACCGTCACCCAAATCGTTCAAGAGCTTAGACGTCTCGTTGAACATAGACTTCATGCGGTTCTTAATCGGCAAAGCAGCTGAGAACTCACCCTTGGTTTCAGTCGCAGAAGTGTGCGGCCTACCCGGGGTAAAGAACGAACCGTGCACCAAGTCCTCGTTGCCCGAGCCAGTCAGCATGACTCCCTCGATGTCGTTCTTAACGTTCTTCTTATCCAAGCGAATCACCTTATTGATGTGACGCATCGGACCGCTAACCTGCTCACGCCACGTACCAATGCCTGCCATGAGCGTACCCATGTCATTGGTCGTGGTGTTCAAGTTACTACTGCCGCGTACAGTGAATTGGAACTTCTCTGGGTAATACTTAGCAGAGTTTTCTTTGCTGTTGTTAGCAGCCATCTGCAAGAACTGTTCACCCTTTTCCGTCTGAGCCATCACAACAACAGTGTCGTTGGATGCGTCCATAATACGAATGTGGCCTGCAGCCTCCATGCGCATTGCGTCAGACTGTACAAGGTCGATAGCCGCGTCAAGGTCTCCGTCACTAAGCATGACGAGCTCCATGAACATACTAAAGTTGTCGTCGGTAATACCGAGCTTACCGTACACCGGGTCCTTAGCGCCGTCCATTGCAGCAGCCACAGCCTCGGAGTGGATGTTCTTGTTGGTGTCGGACACCGTGCGGTAGTCAAAGCCTGCTCTGTTGCCGTTGATGGTAAGGGGAGCGCCGTAGACAAAACCGTTACGGATGAGGTCCTCAAAGATAATGTTGCGGTTAGCAGCCTTACCCTTCAGTGCAACACCTGCCATGTTATCGCTACGCATGCTGATGTGCGTGGTAAGCGAGAGCGGGTTGTGTACAATCTGCTGCTCAGCCTCCTGCGTACGGATAGGACGGCTCTTCGCCTTCGCGGAGAACGTGTCGAATCCTTGCGGTGCCATGATGTACTTAAGGTTGCGCTCATCTTCGAACACCTCTTTCATCAAATCAAACAGCTTGTCTTGCTTGCTGTTGTCGTTAGCACGGAACTGGAAGAACAGCTTGTCCACGTCAAAGTCAGAACCCATCTGAGTCACGAACTCGTCCGGCACAATCACGCCGTCCATGCCGTCAGGCAAGAACTCGACAATCTCGACAAGCGCGCCAGAGTTAATAGACTCGGACGGGATACGCAGCGTAATAGACTGCAACACCTCCGGAGCCTTGGCACGAATCTCTTCGATGGTCATGTCCCGGTACTCCTTAGGCAAGCTGTCCTTAGACGCAGCAATCTGTGCCGGGAGAATCTTGTCCCCCTCCTTGCGCATAGGCAGCAAGCGGTTCTTGTTAGTCCGGAAGAACTGGCTGGCCACCTGCACTTGCGTACCACCGTTCACTTGAATGGTGTTCACCTCCTTCTGCACAGCAGAGAAGATACGGCCACGCACTGCACCAATCACGCTAGGCGCGGTGAACATGCCAGCCTGAATAAGCTTACGGCTAGAGTCTGTAAGCTCGTCCTCAGCCATCTCGCTAAGCAGCCACTCAGCAAACTTCTTGGGGTTAATCTCTCCGTTGCTAGTCTCGAACTGACCAAAGAACTTGTCGTACTGCTCCTTGTAAATCTCATCCATAGTCTGGACGAACTCGTTAGAAATACGAGCACCCTCCTCGCCCATGTTACGGACAGCGGCGGCAGTCACAATCTTCTCGAGCTGACTAGCAAGCTTGTTCTCGGAGTCAGAGTGCCAGTGGTCGGTGACGTTAACCTGCTTGCGGTATCCTGTCATCGGCAGCTCGTACACGAACTCCTCGTCAAACGAGGCTTTTTCTTCGTTAGTAGTAGGAGCAACGCCAGTGAACTCACCCTCTGCGTTACGCAGTGGGATGTTGTTCTTGTGCTGCCCCACCTTGTGGGCCGTGCCCATCTGCACTTGGTCAACACCAGACGCGCGCATCCAGTCCTCAAACTTCTTAAACTCGGGGCTAAGCGCACCCACCACAGGGATGATGGAGTTCTTAATCTGGTACGAGCGGGACATGCCGAGGTCCGCATCAAACTGACGCGTGTAATAGAACGGCTTGTACGGGCGCAGCAACTTCACGTCGCTAGCGTCCAGCTTCTCACCCTTCTTGGCCTTTGCAATAGCAGCACCAATCTCAGGGGTCCAGTCACCGTGCTCCATCAGGATGTCCTCGTAGAACTCAAGGCTCACGTAGGACTGAGCGTCTGCAATCTCAACCTTCTTGTAGTTGTCGTCAAGAGCAAACGTCTGGTCAAGTCCTTCCCAAAGCTTCTGCAGATTCTCGACGGACTCAACCATCGTCACGCTGCGGAAGTGGGAGCGAGCAGTAACGCCTGCGTTAGCAACACCCGGGGACAGGATGTGCTTGTGGCGCTTCTGCATGTCAACCGTGTTCTTCTTCAGCTTAGAGCTGAACTCGTTCGGCGTACCTGCAAGAGACACACCAGTAGACCAGTTGCTCATGTAGCCCGACACAACCATCGTCAGTGCGAGCTCCATGTTATTGGACTCCTTGCGGTTAGACTTTTGCTTAGCGCGCTGGAAATTCTCGTCAGCAACAAGAGCTTGCGCCTCCTTAGCAAAGGAACCCACGGCCTTGTCCACTGCCTCATTAAGCAACTCCTCTGGCAGCGTAGCCATGTCAATCTGGAAGTTGCCTTCCCCGTCTTCGTTCTTCCTGTTCAGCTCTTTGCTCAAGTACTCGTGCACCGCACCAATAGTAAAGCGGCCCGGCACGCGCTGCAGCTCGTAGAACTCAGACTTAATAGTCTTGCGCAGCTGCATACGCGCTGCTTTCTTGCCTGCGTCAGAGCGCATGTCGTAGATAAACGCCGGCACCATCATAGTGTTCGTAGCGTCAGACGGCGTAGTGATGGGCAGGAAATGGTACTTGCTGTTGTGCGCAACCTCAACCGGATTAGACACTGCAGAAATCAGCATACCCATCCACTCCTCTTCGGTCATCTCCGTGTACTTAGCTTGTGAGCTTTCGTTACCACCAAGACGATACGTGCGGATAGCAGCCATGCCTGCCATGTCCATCGGCTTGCTTGCTCCGTTAGGGAACAACAACTTGCCGTAGGTAGTGGCGTACATGCGCGGGTCACGGAAGACAGTCTCCCGCAGCTTGGCTTCGATGTCCGTACCTTCTGGGAAGTTCTGGAACTGGTCGAACCACTCCGTAATAAACGACGGCACTTGCTTAGAAAACTGACGGCTGCCAGCCACGTTGTTAAACGTAGTGCTAATAGCACCCATGTCTGCAGCTTGGAACTGCTCAGCAAGCTTCATCAAGTGCTTGTTAAACAGCTTGTCAGATGTCAAGTCTGTAACGTCTTTGGCGTTAGCTACGCCAGAGTACGCGCCCAGCACGTTAGCAATATTAGAGAACAGCTTAGCGCGTGCATCTGGGTCTTGTGTAATCTTAGCCAAGACAACACTACGTGCCTGCGGGTCCATAGTCTGGAAGCCAATAACGTCAAGCCACTTGTTAGCAGTCTTTTCAAACTGCTCATTCGTCATGTTAGGCACTTCCTTAAGTGCCCGTTGTGCAGCAGCTTGTGCGTCACGTGCAGTCTGCACAAGGTCCTTGCCTTTGGCAGCGGCAATTTCTTCCATGCGCAACTGAATCGGCACACGGTTGTGGTTAGCCAAGGTACCACCGAATGGGCCCCTGACCTCAATAAACTTGCGGTTGTTCACCACCAACTCAGTCGTGTCACCACGGCGGAAGCCTGCAAAGAACTGAGCGCGCACGTCCGGCGTCTCTTTCATAAGGCGCAGACCCAGCAACTTAAACTGCGGGTACGAGTCACCCATGCGGAAGAGCTCGTCAATCATAGCCTCAGGCGTAGCCTTGTTAGCAAGGCGCTCGCTCATGAACGCAAACACTCGGTCTACTTGCATCATCTGCGGCAGGCCAAAGTGTGTCTCAGTAGCGTTAGAGTTAACAAGGTTCTGCACCTCAGCGATGTGCTCCTGTGCCTTAGCAAAGTCACCCTCCTGTCCTGCCAAACGAGCAGCAGCCATGTGAAACTCAATCTGCGGAGAGTTCTGTGACAGCTCAATGCTGACCTCGGGCGTAGTGTTGATGAGGTTGCGGACGTTAGCCGACAGGCTGTCCTTCGGGTTCATCTTCTCAAACGAGTCGTTGTTCTGCTGGTGCTGGTTAGTACCGGCAGTGAACTCAGTATCAAGTGCGCTTTTGGTAAAGGCGCGCACGGTGGGGTGCTCAGACAAGAACTTGCTAATAGGCTCAACGTCTTGTTTAAACAGCTTTTTGTAGCGAGCAGCAAGCTCTGCACGATTAGGCGCAGTCTTCAAGACCATGTTAGCTTGGTGAACCATAGCCTGCATACCGAGCTGAACCATCTTCTGGTTAATCAGGTCCTCCTGTTGGATGCCGTCCATGTCCTGCGCTTTAGCCATAGCGTTGTACTCCTTACGGCTCATAGCGTTGAGCTGCTTAAGGTCGTTGTACAAGTTCATGATTGACGCAGGAGCCTTGCCGCGTTGTGCAGCACGGATAGCGGTAAAGGCAGCTGACTGCACATTCTGCACTAGCTCCTTTTGTACGTTCTCGTTGTAGTCAGGCAGGTTCTCTGCAATCAACATGTTACGCGTAGCGTACTCCCGCACGCGGGGGCTAGCGTTGTTAAACTTACCACGGTTGATTTGCTGAAACAACTTAGCCTTACGGTAGCCGGAAAAGCCTTCCTTAGTAAGAGCATTGATAAGCTCCATAAGCTCAGAAAAGAAGCGGCGAACCACAGACTTTTCGTTCATGCTCTTGCCGCTAGTCATCATATACTCACGGAAGTCCTCAGCCAAATCTTCTTCCAAAGCTTCTTCGCTCTTAGCTCCGTACAAACGCTTAGCGTCTGCCATGACCTTAGCCTGACGGTCATCAGACAAGAACATCTGGAACACGGCGTGGAATGCCTCGTGGTACTCCGTACCTTTTACAGCGCGGTCGCTCACCTCAACGGCACCTTTCTCAAAGATACCGTATCCGAGGAGACCATTACGCTCGATGATGCCCTTGACTCGCTTGAACGGGACAGAGCTCATGTTCTTGGCCCACCACTCTTCGGCCTCCTTCATGTCAATCTTGGTAGCTCGGTCTGCGTTGTTAGAGGACTCAGCAGCAGCAATCGTAAGGAAGCTGAAGTCTAAGTCGCCTTCTACGTCAAACGCCTTTTCACCTTCTGGGACAGTAGAGTCCTTGTCCATAAGACCGTCAAGCAAGTCCTTACCACTCAAGGTAGTAACAGGCTTAACCTCACCACCCGTCAACACGGTAGCAGTCATAGTCAACTGCGTCTTCATGGTGTTCTCGTTAGAGAAGCTCTTGTCCTTGTCGCCTTCGTTATAAGGGTATGCCGGTGCAAGTGGGTGCGTCCAGCTGATAACGTTGCCGTCCCCGTCCACTACAGGTGAGTGACCTAGCTTCATCTCGGAAGCCACGAAGTCAGAGATGCCGTCGAACTTAGTACCACCAACGGTAAAGGACTCGTCGGTGTTAAATGCAGAGTCGCCTTGTGCAATCTTGACTGCAATGTCAACGTTCATGTTAGGCACAATCTCCTCAAGCGGAGTGCTCCATTGACCGTCGCGGTAGATAGACACTGCTAAGTTCTCTGGGCTTTCAGGTACCTTAATGTTACGATTGTCTGCAAAGATAGCAAACACACCGGGCTCAATCTCTTGGACAATGTTGCTACCAATAAGGTTCTGTGCACGCGCAATGCTGTTAGCCGTAGGATTCGCAAGCTCCGTAATAATGTCACGGGCAATGCGCTCGCCGTTGTTTAGCATGCTTACAGTCTGGCCCGGCATCTTAACCCAGATGACCTCGCCTGCACTTTCAATCGGCACAAACAATGCACCAGACTCGTGGCGGCTAAGGTTAAACCCGTCCTGCTGATGGCGCGTCTCATTGTACCCGTAAGGTGTAATCGGAGCAGCACGCTCACCACTACGCTTCAAGGACATTTCCTTGTTACCCGTGTTAGGCATCATCAACGCAATACCGTGACGGCGGATAGATGCACCCACACCATACTGCTCAGCCCGCACTTCCATGCTGCTGTCCATGATGAGACTACCCTGTGCCTTGTTGCCAAAGCTAGTCTCGCCAAAGTTAATGTTAACACGGAACGATACGCCGTCAGCGATGTTCTTTCCGTTAGCCGTGTGCAGCTCCCACAACTGCTGGCGCAGAGCGTGCATCTGTGCAGCCCGCTCAAAGTGCTCAGCCTGCGTAGGCCCAGTCATCATGCGGTTCTCGTGCTTACGTACCTCGCCCACACGTGAACCAACGCCAAATCCGTCCTCAGATTTCTGACGGAACATCAAGCCTTTGTTCTTGCCGCCTTTAATGACACTAGTGCTCTCAGCCATACCACGTCTGTGTGCAGCCATCATAAGCGCACTCGTGTTTGGCAATGTGCCAAGTCGCTGGTCTCCTACAAAAATGTCCAGTGCCAAGGTGTCGCCTTTACCGCTAGGACGGTACTGACGGCGGCCTTTCTTGTTCTTCTCAGTAAGCAAGCTATCAGCAGCGTGCGTATCCTTAAGAGCGTCAAAAACCTCAACGCTTGGAATAGGCGTAGTGTCGCCTACAACACGGATAGTAATAGGCTCCGTGTTAGCGCCAGAGATAACCTCTTGCAACAGCAGCATCTGGTCCTTCGTCAGGCTCTCGTCCATAACGATAGGGCCGTTGGCGGTGTGCACAAGGTAGGGTTCGCCACGGTGACGGTCGTAGTCAACCGACAGCTTCTCCGTAAAGAACTGAATCAGGTCAGGGGTCTCGATGGTAACAGTACCCGGTTCCAACTCTACCGTCGTAACAGGCTGGTTATCCTGAGGGTCCTCGTCCTTAGTATCGTCTTTGCCCGGGTCCGGTGCGTCGTCCGGGTCAGGCTCTGCGTTGTTAACTTCAGGCTCAGTCAACCCGTTAAGCTTAGCCAACGGGGTGTGAGCAATCATGCCCAAGTAGTCGGCGCGGCCAGTCACGATAGCATTCAGCTCTTCCGTGCTCAGGCTGTCGTTCGTGTCGTAGCTAACGTCAACAGGGATAATGCCAATCTCAGGAACAGGACGTCCAAGTTGGTTCATCAGCATCAGGCGGTAAGCAGACAACTGCTTCTGGTGCTTCTGTTGCAGCGTAGGAGAGCCTTTGTAGCTTTTATCTCCAGTGCCGTACTTAGCCTTGCCGGTACGACGATTAATACCGTCGGTCTCGAAAGGCACAACCTTCTTCTTAGACGCAGCATTACGGATGGTCTTCATGTCATAGACACGGAAGTTACCTTCGGCGTCTACAGTCAACAGGTCAACCGTACCAGCAACACCAGACGCACTAGGGTCTAAGTTGCTGACATCCATGTCGTTAAACAGCACGACGTCTTTAGCAATAACCTTCTCACCGTTAGCAACAAACTGTGCCTCCAACTCCATGAGTTGCAGTGCCAGCTTCTCTTGATGCTCAACGGGCAAGTGGGGGTATGCCTCTGGTGCGCGCACATTGCCGTCCATAAAGTCACGGACAAACTCGTCAACAGAGTTACCAATGTTAGAGGACGGAATACCAAACGTGTCAGAGAAAGACTCCTCTGCAGCGTTCGGTCCCTTCATCCACGTAGTCGTGCGGACGTACCGCTGACCTGTACGGCTATCAACGTAAGCCGAGCCATCCTCGTTTAGCTGTACATACTTGCTGTTTTCAAGCAGCGTATCAATATCCTTCTGTACCTCAGTCGGAACTTGTACATCCTTGCTACGCTCTTGTTCCTTCTGGGTCTCGTTGTTCTTAGCTTGGTTGACCATGTCCGTCAAGGCATCGTCAATCTCTTGCTCTTCCTCAACAGTCTCGGCAGTCTTCTTCAGCGCCTCGAGCTCCTCCTTAGTCTTAGCTTCTTCCTTAGCTTCCTTACGCCGCTTAGTGCGCTCTTTATCTTTAGCAGCCCTGCGCTCCTCAGACTTCTCGACCAGCTTGTCGATGTTCTCGTCACTCAAGAATGCAGCACGCTGCTTAGCAAGCTCAGCTTCTTGGAAGTCCAGCTCAATCTCGCTCTGCAAAACATCGTCTGCTTTGTTCTCACCAACCTCTTGGATAGGCGTGCCCTCGGTAACAATGTCTTCTGTAGTACCTGCCTTAGCAGTCTCGACACCAGCCTTTGCAGCCTCTACCGCAGCGTTAGCTTCAATCAACTCATCAGCCAGTTGACGCTTAGCAGCCTCGTTGTCTGACTGGTTAGCAACTGCAGCCTTAAGGCTTTCGACCTTAGCCATAGCAAGGTCAAGCTTTTCGTTTGCTGCAGCAACAGCGGCTGTGTCAACCGTAGTGTTCTGCTCAACCTTACCAACAATGCGCTCGGTCATAGCCTGCACAGCTTCTCGGCCGCCCATAGCTTCCTCAAGCCGCTCGATTACCTTGGCATCCTGCTCCTCTTCCTTATTCAGGTATTCGTTGAGGTAGTGCCACATAATCTCCCGCTTACGCTCTTCGCTCTTGGGCAGACCCTGCAGCTTACGAGTGTTAGCTTGGCGCTTGTTTGCAATCTTGTTAGCGACAAAGTCGTGTTGCAGGAGTTGGTTCATTACCTCCATGCCCGTGTCCTCATCGAGGCCGAGCTCTTGCACCACAAGCTGTCCCTTCTCAACAGACTGCTCAGCAGTGTTAAACTGGTTAGCAATGTCGTTAAGCGTCTGCTCAATCATGCGAGGGCTGTGACCCTCTTCGCGCAGTGCCTCCTCAAACTGAGCCAACTGAATCTCCAGCAGGTCAGCCGTTCCGCTGTACGCAGACTCGGCTCCCATTCCAAAAGCCTCTGCAGTAACGGCCTCACGCACAGCCTCACGCTGCGCACGAACGTCACCAGTCTTACTAGCGGCATCAACCTTTTTACCAATCTCAGCAAGGGCTTTCTTACGCGTCTCAATCTGCTCCATGATTTTCTCATGGTTACGCGTAGCCTTGCCACGGCCAACAAGAGAGCCGCCACCTGCCATCACGCCTCCACCGAGAGCGCCAAGGAATGCAGACTCCCACAAGTGGTCATCAGCAACGTACTCATTGAAACGGTCACCAAACTTAGTTTGCTCGCCTCCAGAAATCTGACGGCCAAGGTAACGACCTTCGTTCTCACCAATAAAGTTAACAGCTTCCTCAATACCCTCGGTACCAGCTTCAAACAACGTAGCGCTCAGACCCTTAGCCCGTGCGATGTTACGCTGCTTACGCGTCAGCTCTTTACCAGCAGCTGCTGCCTTTTGCTTAGCGCCCTTGAGCCCACGACGCACACCCCGCGTACCCTTGAGGGCCTTTGAGAGTGCACCCATGTGCAGGAGGTCAAAGCCAATGTTCAGGCTGTTTACCTTGTAGGACTGCAACGAGGCTTGTCCTGCCACGTACTCAGCAAGCTCTTCCTTAGTAGGTTGGTGTCCCAACTCTTCAACAGCAGCACGCCATGCAGTAGTGCCCTTGAACTGCTCGACGCCTCCGTCAGAATTAGCAATGTCAGCGTAAGCCTGCTCGTACACGTCGTGCGCAGAACGCATGTTCTCTGCGTGACGCATGGCCACAGCACCACCAAACTGACGACCGACAGCAGAACCAATGTTACCAGCCTTGGCAACACTAGCCAGCTCCTCAGCCTTGTCCAAAGTCTTACCAATCTTGTTAATCTTGTTCAGCGTGCGTCCTGCCTTTGACAGAACCTTAGCAGCAACAAAGCCAGCACCCATACCGGGCACAAACATAGAAGCAGTAGACGCAAGAGACGGCAGGTTCTTAGCCCACCACTTGACGTTCATCACGTCCATAGTCTCTCCAGCCCGCAGGTCGTAGATTTCGTTGCCATCCTCAAAGCTACCCCGCACCTCTTGGCCGAGCATCTCAAGGAAGTTGCGCTCCGTGTTCTTAGGGTCGGTCAGCGTGTTCCAGTTGAACAGCGCACCGATACCTTCCATACCACCGCCGACGACTTCGCCCACAGCGTTCATAGCTCCACGGCCCAGTGCCTCCCAGCCAGACTGGTTCAGAGCCGCAGACTCAAAGTTATCATAGCGACCGAACTGTGTCGTGTCGTCCATGAACTCCTTGGTCTCGTCAAAGCTCCGTACCTGCTCGGTAGGCCCTTGGCTAAAGGAAAGGTTGTTAAAGTTCAGACCGTACTCAGGGGTATTCGATATAGAATTTCCTGATGTTTCTTGGTTCGGGGTATTAGTTCCCCCATCCGTGGTGTTCTCCTCAGACATTACTTAGTGTGCTGTGTAGGTTGGGTGTGCCGTCACTGTGTTTTATTCAGCTCGACACCAATGCCAGACAAGATACCAGCAAGTGTACTGGCGTCTTGTGAATTGATAGCGTTTGTAAGAGTAGCAGCAGCCGCTGGGTTGCTAGCCAACATGTTCTTGCCGTTAACGTTTACGGTGTAGTCACCGTCAGCATCTCGCACCAAGGTGGCCATGCCATCCATGCGGTTAGAGAAACGAGACAACGGGATAGTTACATCAGTGTCACCATTAAATGCGCGTGACGTTGCTGTACGTGCCTCTGCTCCAAGTTGCGGGTTGAGTCCCATAGCTGACTTACCGAGTTGTGCGTAGTTAACGTTCTTGCCGTCACCGTAGCCCTTTGCAATACCTTGATTGAAGCGCTGAGCGGTAAGACCAAAGCGGTCTGCCGGCATCTTAATATACACAATTTCTTCGACACCTTCAGCATTCTTGACCTTAAATTCTGCGTAATCTGAAGATTGTCCAAAGCCAATAAGCTCGCCGTCAGTGTACCCTGCTTCAGCAAAGTCTTCTTGTCCCTTCTTGACAGGCCTACCAGTCTCAGGGTCAAGCATCTCAATCTGTGCCTGACCAAGAAGCTGAGTAAAGGCGTTCTGACGAAGCTTAGTAACATCACCAGCGCTGTAGCCCATGTCCTGCAGAGCAATGTGCGCGTCCTCGATAACCATATTGGTAGTCGTGTTGGTGTACTTATCTGCAAAAGCATTACCTGCACCGTCGCCGTAAGCGTCACCAAACCAGTCGTTTACGCCAGCGCTGCTCAGCTTACGCTCAAGCGTGCTGCTAATATTGCCAACTTCTCCATACTTTTCAAGGTGCCACTGCTTGTAGTTAGTCGTGTTACCCATCTCCATCTCATGGATAGCGTCCATGCCATTCTGTTCAATGTACTCAACAAGGTGCTTGTCTTGCACGCTAGCAGCCTCTTGTCCGAGCTGGTTGGTGTAGAACTCAACAAACTCCTGCTTCACTACATCGTTCTCGGCGCCCTCGTCGGTACGCAGTTTGTTAATGATGTCTTTTGCATTCATGCCACGGAACGCGCCGTGCGTCTCGTCAACCATAGACGGGCCTGCGTGCGTAGCACCAACGCCAGTACCGAAGCCGCTACCACCGCTACCGCTGCCCTTGCCTTCCTTAGGAAGAGCTTGGCTTTTAATGTCGTACTGCGGGTTAGTAATAGCAGACACCTGCGGCTGAATCAACTGCAACGCGTATGCTTGCGGGTCCATGCCGTAGAAGCCAGCTGCCTCTTGGATTTGCTTAACAATCGTCGGGTCGTTCATCAACGTACCCATAAGCACCTGCGATGCTTGCTCGGGCGTAATGTACTTCTTAGTCTTCGTGTTAAGGAAGCGACCGTCAATAGTCTGGATAACGTCCTGCTGCTGCTTGATAGTCTTAGCAGCGTCAGTCAGCGTCTTGTTAATGTCCTTGTGCTCGTACAGAGAATCAAACTTTAGCTTGTCTCCAGCAGCAGCACCACCATAATTAGCAAGTTTACTAGCGGCAATACCGGCAACGACGTCGCCTCCAAACTTAGTGGGGTCCTCGTCAAACTTAGTCTGCCAGTCTTGGTACGCCCTGTAGTTACTACGAGCAACCTTTAGGTTGTCGTTGTTAGCATACTGACGAGACAGTGCTTTAATCTGCCGTTGGCTCTGGTGAGGGTTCTTAGAGAGCTCCTCAATCTGTGCGCGGATTTCTTTCTGCGCCTCGTTAAACATTGTGTCGTCCTGCTTGAGGTGCGAGTCTTGCCGGAAGGCATCCTCCAGTGCATCCTCTTGCGCATAGAACTGGTCAGCCCGCTGTGTGCGAGCTGCCATAGCTTGAGCCATTTCGTTGACGGGTGCGCCAATGTAGGTGCTAACGTAGGGGTTAGCCCGGAACTTGTCAAATACAGACATTACTGGTTGCGTTCTTCATCAGTTGCGCCAAGGTTGTACGGGTCGTACGCCTCACGCATGTACTTTAGTTTCTCACGGTCAAGAGCTGCACGCTGGAAGTCCGTGTACATACCGCCCAACGTCTGTCCCATGCTTTGACGCATACGGTTCAAAGACGCAATACGGTCATTCTCAAAGTCAACGCCACGCTGCTGATTCTGTGCTTGAATCATTGCGTTCTGGTTGATAGTGTCGTTCATCATGCGCAGGTTCTGATTGCGCATCTGTGCTTCTTGCGTAGCCTCGTTGCCAAGCAGGTTAGCCATAGACCTCTGTGTAGCCTGCTGACCTGCACGCCGCATAGCAGCTGCAACCACAGGGTTAGATACGTTAGCCGCGATAGCAGCAGCACTACGTGCCTCTGCATCTTTAATCTGCTGCATCTGCTTGCCCACCTGAATGTCGGTGTTCATAGCCTGCACACGCTGCATCGGCATATCCACAGGACCCTCAAGGTTCTTCATCTGCTTCATGCTAGCCATCGTAGGCAACATCTGTGCAAGGCCACCGGCCAGCATACCAAGAGCCTGCGGATTAGCTTTGATACCGTCACCAATCTTATCCCGAAACTCACGCATGCGCGTAGTCTTTGTAGGAATAGCGGGGTCAGTAGACAAGTCTTGAGGACCACCGAGGATGTTACGTTGAACACCGCCGGGGTAGTACGCGTCACCCTTAGCAGTGTTAAGGATACGCTCAGGTCCAAGCATATCAAGAGGCTCGATAGGCGTAAACTCAGGACGCTGTGGAGCTGCAGCCGTACCACCAGTTTGCGGTGCAGGTGCAGGTGCTGGAGCAGGTGTAGGCCCCGGGGTAATTGTTACAGTGTCAAGTACTTGGTTGCCGTTGGCGTCAACACCCGGTGCACCCGGAGTATTGTCTCCGCTTGTTTGTACTCCGCCAGTCATAACACCCTGATTCGGGTTTACGTTAGACTGCCTACGGGCGCCATACACGCCCTGATTGAGGTTCTCAAGATACGTGTTAAGGCCGTTATTTTTCCAGTCCTTAAGCTGAGGCTCTGTCAGAATGTTGGCTCCACCAGCACGAACAGAATTGACAAACATCTTGCCGTCGCGCACATACGCACCGGGAGTGCCGTCGTAAGGAACTGCCGTAACTCGGTCACTGTTAGTGATGTCTGAGTAAGGGTTGTCCTTACCTTGGGTAGACTTAATAACTTTGTCAGCTTCTCCCTGCCGTTGGTCAGCAAGGCGCTGCTCGTCAGTACGAACGTCACGCGGGATGCCATCAAAGCCTTTAGACGGGTCAATGCCCATCTGCTGTGCGGCATAAATCTTCTGACCCAAAGCGCTCATTGCAGTGAGCTCCTCTGGCTTAAAGATTCCCCTGCTAGTCTTACGAGCCTTCTCAAAGTTCTTGTAGCGAGTGTAGTCACTAGCTGTAAACCCTGCATCCTCTACAACAAGGTTGGGGTTATCAATAGTCTCTTGCTCATATTTAGTACCAAAGGTACCAGTAGACGTGCCGTCCCAGCCTTGGAGCGGGTCGATGCCTGCAGCCATAGCAGCCTCAAACAAAGGAACCATCGCTTTGAGGTGCGGGTTAGTTACAATCTCTCCATACCCCTGCTTGCGGTTGTAACGCTTATGGTCAAGGTAGTCTTGATACTGCTTGGCAGTAAAGCCGCCATCGTTGTACTTGGTCTTACCGCCGTACATCTTCTTCTGCTTGCCAGCTTCCTGAGCGTCAAACAGCTCGTCCATGCCAGCAGTCAGCTGTTGCAGCCTGCGGCTATAATCAGCAATACCGCTACGGTTTCCCGTGCGGTTTGCCTCTGCCAGTCCTTTTTCGTACTTGGCTTTCTTACCAGAGAGCTGCTTCATCATAGCAGCGTATGTATTCTTCTTAGCCATCAGAGCTTACTTAGCTTTTCCATAAGTGCAGCGTCTACCGTCAGCTTGTTGCTGTAGATGCGCGCACCTTTGTCGTCGGACATATCTACGCCTCCCTGCTTGTGGCTAGGTCCTTTGATTTCGTATTCCTGCGAGCTCACCTCAGAGATGCCGCCCTTACCAAATACCTTAGGCGTGTCGCCCTTCTGGTACTGAATCATCTCACCGCCTTCTGCCTCGTACTGCGGGCCAAGCGTCATACCACCCAGCTTGTACTCACCAGCCTGCATGCGAGCAAAGTCTTCCATGTAGTCATTCTGACCAGAGTAGCTCCAGCCAGACTTAGGGCTGTACGTAGGTTTTGCCTTCTGGTAACCGTAAGCTGCAATGTCGTTAATGTTTATGCCAGCGGGCAACTGCTTTGCAAAGTCCGTAGAAGGCATGAGCTGTCCGTCCATGTAGAAATCCATAGACGGCTTAGCGTTAGGGTCCATGCTGTTGCCGTAGTTAGGCATAGCAAAGTAACGCTCACCCCCGGGCGGGTCTGTAAGTCCACCCATGTTAAAACGAGGAGTGCTAGAACCCTTGACAGGAAATGCGTCAAGCGCAGCATTCATTTGCTGCAGCTTCATCTGCTCTTCCATAGCATTGCGACGGCGCTCTGCTTCCTGCTCTGCCTCTTCCTGCCGACGTGACTCTTCGTTAAACTTGTTACGCTGCATCAGACCGCCAATTGCGCCAATGCCTGCACCAATGAGAGCGCCAGCAGGACCAAGGGCCATACCCATAGATGCTCCCTTAAGAGCGCCGCTACCCAGTGCACCACCAGTTGACATGTGACCGTCAGCTTGGTCGGCCTGTGCAATAGCAGAACCAGCCATACCGCCGAACATTCCAAGGCCTTGGCCCAGTGCAGTACCAGTAAACCCAGCTCCTTGAGTAAACGCTCCCGTCGGCTTAGTTTGAGCACCGCCTGAATATTTCTTAAGTCGCTTACGCTCCATAGTAGTAATGTATATTATTAGCGGCGAGCCTTACGTGCAGTAGCCCCGACATCCAACAAATATAGGCGATTGCCATCAGTATTCAAAGTTTCAAGACGAATAACAAGGAACTCACTTACAAACCGCTGGCGCTCGTACCACTGCTTGGTATCATCCATAATAGCATTGTTGTCCCGGAAGTTTTCAAGATTAGTAAACCAACCCGTAGCTCCAGCAAGGCTGTCGTCTCGGAACTCGTTCCACTGCCAACGGTTGTCCGTCAGGCGGAAGTTGCTATTCTCAAACGAGCACTGGTCGTCGTTGTACACCCGAGCTCTGTCAAATGTAACAGTGCGGTCGCGGTTGCTTTCATCCTCGCCGTTACGAGTAACCCAGTTAAAGTTCTGCCAGACCTTGCTAGCAGCGCCGCCCATGTTAAACACGCAGTCTACAAAGCTTGTGTCTGGTGTATCGTTAACTGTACCGTCTGCATTGTAGTTCGTGCCCGGAACAGCTGCGTTAATCTTAAACACACCGCCTCGGTCATTAGTAGAAGACGACAAACTGTACCCTCCGTTGTCTACCTCGTTCCACATAAACAAGTTGTTATATGTCTGGAAGTATTGGAAAGGCCAGTATGTGTGGTTACTAACCCAGCATTTATTACGCAGGCTGTAGCTAAGAGTTTGGCCTTCAGTAGCGTAGGACAAAGCTCCGCCAGCTGCGGCTACAGAGTTAGTGTATCGTTTACTAAACAATAAGCGGTCGTTCTCTGGGTCAAAGCCAATAGTAAACCCACCGCCCTGACTCTCAAAGATGTTACTGTTATTGTTCATCAAGCCCTCTGCTGTAACAAACTCTTCGCGCATAAAGTTACGCAAGCCATTAGCAGACAGCTCTTCAAGGCCGTTAGTCAAGTTAAAGATACGTCCAGCACGCAAGTCTACCCACGTGTACCCAGCGCGAGACAACAGCGCGTGGCTCCAGTGCGAGATTCCTGCATAGCCAGCGGCATCCACAAACAATTCCTGCGGTGGGGCTTGGAAGATGTCACCCGTACCCACAAACACACTCATGCCAGACGCGTCAAAGTTAAACTTGCTGCGCGTCTTAAAGATAGCATCCTCGTGATGGATGATAATGTCACCTTGGTAGTCCTCAATGTTTTGGATGGGGCCTTTGCCGAGAGCATTGTCGTAGTAGTCCGCTGCTGCAAACTGTGTCCACGCCACCTTAGTAGATTCGTAGTTTTGCTTGTTACTACGGATAATACGATTAGGGTAGTTATTAGACTCAAGCGCCCCTTCTATTGCAGGGTACGCAGACTTTTTCTCGTTAAGCAAAGACCAGTGCTGACCAAAGTTAAAGTTGTTCAGCGTCTCTCCATTGTAGAACGTCTTACCAGAAGCAACACCCCACGAGTCTGCCAAGTCTTGCGTGTCAAGGTAACCATCAAGGTCGTTCTTGCTAGGCAAGATGTGCGTCCACGTAAAGTAGCTACACTTACCAATAGTATCAAACCCGGTTGTCGGGTTAGCGTCAACATTGGCAGTGTTTGCAGTATCACCGCCGTGCATAAACTCTACAACTACCGGTGCAATCCACGTGTCACCACCGCGCACGGGTTGGTTAGACTTGTACGTACCAGCCCCATCAACTCGCACCAAATCGTGCGTAGCTGCAAGCGGGCGGTTAGCATAGTCAACGTGGTAGCTGTCTTCGTCGCGGTACAAGACAGACATAGAGCCCATCATACCGCCCCAACCAAGGTACGCGGTATCAGGAAGGTCTCCACTAGCAGTGCCTGCATCAATAGCGTCTGCTCGGTAATACGTCGACCCAGAATTACCGGGCTGGTCACCATGCTCGTAAACAGCTCCGTAACTAACGCTGTTTTTACTAGGCATGTGGTCGTAGCCCCACTGTTGGGCAGTACCGACAGTATTGTGGAAGCCCCCAAGCGCAGACGCAAAGTTGTCATTAACGACAGACAAACCATTTGAGTCTTCGGGCGGTGTAATCTTTTGGTCAAAAGAAGACTGCACGTGCCATCCGCCTCCAGCACGGGCTGTGACGCTAATTACTCCCAGCTTCTCTTGGTGCGTACCTGCTGTGAATCCCGGATAGCCTGCGTCCCACACAGTAGACGGGTCAACGTCAAACGGGGTACCGCCCGACACCGCAATGCCCAGCACTGACTCACGGAACTCATTGTCAAAGTCTCCGTAGATAACGTTGTTAGGCAGGTACGCGTAGTCCTCAATACTAGCAGATTGCATTGTATGACCGCCCTGCTCAAGATAAGACATACGCTTGTACACCTCTTCAATATCCCAGTCAGATACTTGAGGCTTAGTAAACAACAAGTACGGGTCGTAGATACGCAGGCGGTCATCGTCGTGACGCCATGTCGGAACGTATGCTTTGATGCGACGCTCTACTGCAGACTGCGGCTTAGCGTAAAACATCTTGTAGCCCTGCACCTTATTTGCAATAGACGCCGGAATAACAACGTTGTCAAAGTACAAACCTAGTGTCTGGTTGCACCACTCGTGGCTGTACGGGCTAACGTTCATGTCAGACTCGCCGCCGTAGCCGTCGTTAACAGATTGCCACAGCTGCTTAGCCGTTGGCATTAGGTGGTGACGCACGCCTGTGTTATCAAGTCCCTCGTCTACCCACACCTGCGCACTGCTGTACTCGTCAGCCGTGTTAACAGTGTAACCCGGACGTCCGGATACGTGCATGTTCCAAGTGCCAGAGCCTTGATTGATGTCTACATTCTCAATAGCAACAGTAGCTGTATTCAAACGAGCAGCACTGCTATAGTCTCCGTCGTCTCCACCACCGGGAATGTGAAACGCCTGCGTCCACGTGCCGTCTTTCTTAAGGAAAGCAATGTACAGCGCGTACACCTCACCGGGCATAAAGCCGCCAAGCATTCCTTGAAAGTCGTCAGGTTGGTTCTGCCCGCCAACGGTGTTAAGCTCGTTGTCAGCACCGTTCCTATTAGAGGCAGACGGGGACCAATCAAGAGACGTGTAGTCCGTAATGCGCAGGTCGTAACTGTTAAGGATAACTTGCGAAAAGGGGTCAGGGCTGTCAAGCTGAGAAAGGTCCCAGCGGAAAGAATACAACCCCTCCTCGTCTGTAGTCCAGTGTACGCTAATGTTGTTAGCAACAGCCTGTCCTTCCTCGTACGAAATGTCGTCAGTAGACAGGTTAGCCAAGAACATGCGGTCGTCGCTAACAGCCACGGTCTGTGCAGACGTGTAGCTAAGCCTAGGAATCAACAAGGCGTCAGTGGTAAGGCTAGCAGTGTTAGTAACCTCCTGCCCAGTAAACGTCCACTCTTGGTCCTCGTCAGTAATAGCAAAGCGGTCGGCGTAGATAACAGTCTCGGTGCCTTGCCAATCACGAATAGCGTAGACACGGGCGTAGTTGTAGCTTGTGTCCAGTCCGTAGAACTTCATCTTAGCCGAACCACGGAACCGCAAGTTCTCGTCTGTATTGCCTGCGCCAATCTGGTACGAGCCCATACTAGGTCCGTACTGCGTCAGGTTATCAGAGCCGTCCTGCACCTCATAGGCAATCATAAAGGTGTAGTTGCCTGCAAGGATGTTACCGGTAGTATCGTTTGCGCCTTCTTTCACAGGGCGCGCCATAGGAAACTTAGCCTCTGGGAATACGAGGAATGGCTCAGTAGATGGCGTGCCAGTGTACTGAATGTACCTAGGCTTGTTAAACCCATCAGTGTACACGAGCACAAGGTTTCCTGCACCGTTGACGTAGCCTACGCCTTGGAACGGGTCACCCGCATCAAAGCCAAACGTACCCTGCGGGCCAAGGGCAATCTCTGTAAACGTGCCGTCAGGCAGCATCTCAAGGACCTGCTCTGCTTTGTTAGCATCGTACACGCTGTACTCTGTAGAGTAGCGGAAGTGGACTGCAAAAATAACGCGGTCACCCGGCACCTTAAACTGTCCACAGATTTGCATACTCGCAAACCGCTCGTCTGTGCCGTCAAGCGCAGGGAGCAGTTCAGGTGCGCGCTCGTTGGCCATTGCGCCAGCGAGGTCGTCGAGAATCATGTTGCGTGCCCGGCGGTAAGTACCGGCGAGCTGGTCTACATGCGCAACGTCTCTGTTAAGTCCTTTCAGCGGTTTCATCGTCCGAGTCGTCCTTGGGTTTCCTGACCTTGGAAGAAGTCCGCGTGTGCGTTCATGTTAGGCGCAAGGCGCACGAACATGTTCTTCAAAGATTCCATCTTGTCAATGCTTGGGTAGGCAAGGTCGTTGCCTGCAGCCACGCAGTAGTGTCCCCACTTCTGGTCTGCCACCTGCCAGTTAAACACGGGGTGCACGTAGCCTCCCATCATCATCTGGCGGATGATGTACCACTCAAGCGCTTGCTTGACGTAGATGTTGTCAGGAACCATAGGGAACCCGTCGCCGTCTACCGGGTATGCCGTGTAGTGCAGCTTGATGTCGCCCGACTCAAAAGACGTAACAATGTAGCCTGCATTCAGCAGGTAGTAGTCCGTGCCAAAGTTGGCGCTAGCAGCAGTCTGCGTGCCAAAGTTAGGCTGGCTCTGGTCGTCGTTAGGGTTGGTGTTGTAGACTGCAGAAGTGTAGACAGTGCCTGTGGTGTTAGGCTGTGCTGCTGTAGTGCGGTTGGGGTCGTAGCCTGCAGTGTCCGTACCGAACACAAGCGCCTGCCCGTTGTACTCTACTTGAATCAGTTGGTACAAGTCACAAGGAATTGCAGCTCGGTGGCTGTCAACCGTAACCGTGTCTACCTTCTTTTCAAAGGCACCGTGGTACCCAATAAAATCAAGGGCCTCGCCAATCCATTCGACAGCATCCATAGTCCAAGAAGAATCCTTGGGCTTCAAGTCACGGAACACTTTGCCGATGACTTCTTTAGAAGAGATAAACTTGTAGTTCATTCTGAGTAGTTCATGCCGGCAAACGGGTCGTTGCGCAGACGGTCAGTTAGTTTCTTCCGCAGTCCCTTTTTCCCACCAGTAGGGTCAAAGCGATATGCAGACTTGTTCTTTACGAGGGCCTTACGTTTGTCCCACGCCCAGCGGTAGTAGGTGTCGTCTGTCCAATAGACAAACCCTTCCTTCTTCCCCTGCTCCTCCCACAGCTTCAACGTCTCGTTCCAGTCAATAGTACGAGCGTTAGGGCTACGCTTAATCTTCTTAATGCGTAGTGTGCCAAGGCGTTGCCCCATGTTAAAGATTGCCCCGTTGAGCAACTCTTCTGCTAGCAGCTTTGAGAAAGATTCAAGGACTGCTCGGTAGTATTGGTATGTGACGTCAGTGTTTGGATTCGCTTTCTTGTACGCAGAGTACATGTCCTTAGCCCCAAACCTTTCTTCACTTAAGTTCGATTTGCTCATCGTCATCGGGTCTGTGCATACGCAGCTCAGCACCCATGATTGCCTGAGTAATGCGCTGCACCATATCCATAGTAATAGGGTACTCCGCGTCAGGGTCAATACAAGTAACACCGCCACCGCCTTGGGGTCCGCCCGTAGCTGGCGACTCCGCAACCATCTTAACATCAATGCACATGGCACTAGAGTTGATGATACAGATGCGTCCGTTCTTGTAGAAGTACTTAGGCTGGTTGCCTGTAAACTTGCCGGTGATTGCGTAAGGCACTTGTTCCGGCGTAATGTACTGATAGCTCTCTTGTCCGTCAACCGCACCAACGTACAGGAACCCACTCGCATTCTTAGTGTTTAGCGGTGTAGGTACCAGCTCCTTAGTGCAAAGGATTTGGCAGGGGAGAGACACCCCGCAAGCCTCGACAGCATTGACCCACTCCATCTCAAACGTCAAGTTCTGAGCAAGGCGGTCAGGCAAGTTAAAGTTCTGTGCGCTGTCACGGCGTACAAACAGAGCACGGTAATATTCGACCATAAACTTCAAGCGCTCGAGGAGCACCGTGTTAGTAGAATCACCCGCAGCCTCTGCGATGTTGTAGACAATTTGATTGAGAGAAGCCATTACTTACGAATCTTTTCGACAGTACGTCCCGCAAAGTATGCACCGAACGCAGTCAGCATGAGAACCTCGAGGAGGTCAATGTAGTTTTCAGGCGGCATAAACCGTGGGCTGGCGCCGTCCCAAATAGTCAAGGTCATGTAGAACGCCGTTAGTGCAATCAGCATAACCGGGCGGATAAACTTTGCCAGCTTAACATCCGCCTTAGCATCAGCCTCCCAACGGCGGGTAACCTGCTCCTGCGCGTTCTGCTCTTCCTCAGCGGCAAGACGAGCAAACTCCATCTTCTGGTCCGCAGTCATCCCGGGGTCGCCCGCGACTACCTTAGCGATGGTCTTAATCAGACCCACGCCCGGCACCTCGTCGGCAACGTCACCAAGGATGTGAGGAGCAGCCCCGTTCAGGAACTTCCCCACCTTAGTGTCTTTGAACTTTTTCTTACCGTCACTCACGGCTTAAAGGTGTAGTTCAGGATAGTGAAGGCCCACTTATTGTCTCCACGGTCCATGTAGAAATCAAGCACAGTCAGCTTGCCAAGGCGAAGCTTGAACTGATACTTGTCGTTTTGTTTGTTAGGATTACCCCAAGTATTGATAATACGCATCTTGTAAATATACGTTAGGTGCACTCAAAGGTCAAATTAAACTTAAACGCAATAGCTGATGTAGAGTCTTGGCTAGTAAACGTAATAAAGAACGCGTCCCCGTCTTCAGGCAAGTTGCTAGTGCAATCAAAGTCGATGCTAAACACAGCGTTGGTGTCGCTGTTAAACGTCTGGGTAGTAGAACCCATAAGAGAAATAGAGCCGTTATCTGTACCAGAAGTCAAAGAGTGGATTCTCCACAACTCAAGCGTTAGGTCGTTGGTATTCAAATCAGCGTCTCCTGCGTTTGCCAGCATGCCAACAACACGCACGTTTGTAAAATCAAACGGTGCAACAAACCCGTTGTGGAAATAGTTGTCAACCGCACCGTTAATAGTACCGGGGTCGATAGCGCTAGAGTGGGTAGACTGAAAGTCTTCCATAGCCCCCTCACTAGCGTCACCGTACCAACGGTTAGTCGGGGTAGCAAGGGTACCCTTACCCATTTTGCTAAAGTAAACTTTGTTACCACCACCAGCACTACCCCACTCAAGATTACTAGGATTACTAGCGTTAGCAACAAGGACTTGACCAGCAGTAGGTGTGGCGTCAGGGAAGGCGTACTTGTTGTTGTAGAAATTAATACCATCGAGGTACGAAAACTCAAGCACCTCAGTCATAGTGCCGCCGTTCATAACTGCAAACACGGCTGCTCCTTCCTCACTTCCGCTAGTTACATCAGAGACTCCTCCAATAAACTTAACAAAGTCTGTGTCTGCGTTTGCGCTGTTCTTACCACGCATAACGATTGTGCCGGTAGCGTCGTCGGTTGCGGGGCTGGTAGTAGGGTTGTAGATAACAAGGTCGTCATTAGGCTGACCGGTTTCGTCGTGGTTGTAAATTTTCAGACCACCGTTAAACTCAGCAGCAATCTGAACCGTACCAGCTTCAACGGTTTTAATGCAAAGCATTGCATCCTCCGAACCCGCCGATACATCCGTAACGTAGGTGTAGATGTTAGCTGCTTCAAACGCATCGTTATTATCGTCCCGCGCCGTAAACGAAATAGACGGAATAAACTCATTGTCTGTTTGGTTTAGTGTAGCCAGTTGCAACTCCAAACCTACTGTTGCGTCAGCGTTTGGGTTTGAAATAGAAGACTTACACAAAACGCCAGCGTTTTCCGTAGTAGACGTAAGGCCTTGAATACCGGGTGCAGAAGCAGATGCGGTTCCTTGAACAAACCCGCTTGCAATAATACTACCCGTAGATGCGTTAATATTTCCTGCAGAGGCAGTAATACCGCCAGTAGATATTACACCAGTGGCGTTGTTAACAATTAAGTACTGAGTAGTAAGGTTGCCAGAGGCAGTAATAATGTTATCGAGGGTAAAGCCTTCATGCACCCACTCTCCGTCTCCGCTATCGTAAAGAAGAACGTCGTTGTTCGCAGGGGCAGCGCTAGTAACATCTGATAAGTTACCCGTGCTTACGTGGGCACCGACCTCGGTAGCCAAGCTTGAGTTAACAAACCCAGAACCATTATGGGCCAACACCTCACCATCTGCCCCAGTGCTAATAGTAACGTCGCTAAGGCCGTTAAGTTCAGACGCACCACTACTAGGCAACGCTTCAGGAACCCAAGCTCCGTCAAGGGTACGATACACAAGAACATCACCATCTCCAAAACCTGCAGTGTCAATGTCTGAAATGTCGTTAATCTCAACGTCGTTAGGAATGTCGTTAACACGTCCTGCACCCATAACAAGAATCTCACCTGTTGAAGCGTGAGAGCGTGTTACAATACCAACTTTTTGCACTTGGCTAGTAACAGCGATTGGTCGGGTAGCAGTAAGAGTACCTGCAGTAGTACCAACATACAACGCGTCGCCAGCGGAAAATGAACTGGTATTAAGGTTACGCTGCATTCCAGATACGATAACAGTGCCGTCAGTGTTGTTACTAATGCTAGCCTGTACCAAACCAATGCAGGGCATAGTGCCGCTGGCGTCGTTGTCAGCAAGAGCAATAGTGGGCTTACCACTAGCGTGGGTGCCACTAACGTAGACGGGAAGACCGCGAGCAATAGTAGCACCAGAGTCGTTGTGCACGTCAATGGCCACAAGGTCAATTGCCGCGTCTTCAAAAGAAAGGGTGCCGCTGCCGTCTGTAGTAAGAACTTGACCTGCAGTACCGTCGGCGCCGTCGTAAGTTACTTCGTCAACAGTAATTCCACCAACAGTGATTGCATCATCAGTGCTAGAGCCAGCAGTTACTACTTGAGAAAGATTAGGAGTTGCCGGAGTAACCGGAGTAACGTTAACCCACGCACTTCCGTTGTACTGCAACAAGTTGTTGGCACCCAACGTGCTAATGCTAACGGGCTCTCCGCCGATAGTACCTGCGTCAGCAACGTTGTCCTCCCAAGACAGCACACCTACACCCGCACCAGTTGCGCGAGTGAGGATTTGATTTATACCGGGGGCATCGTGGGGGAGCACGTAGCTCCCCCCGATGGTTGTCCCAGAAGTAGAAACACTAAACTCAGACGTACCTGCTTGATTAAACAATTCAAGAAGAACACCGGTGTTTTGGTCAGTCAACTTAAACTGCGTGTACGAAGACACGCCAGAATCGCTGCTTCCTTGTACCTCAAAAGGAGTAGATGCACCGCCTCCTTCAATAGTTAGCTTTCCAGTTACGTCGGTATTTTGTCTGATATCAGCCATGTTTCCTAATTGTATTATCCGTTAATCAAACGGTAAGTGCTCTTCACCGTGTATCCGTTAGCGTCAGTAACTTTGATAGCAAGGTTAGAACCGGAGGTCGTAGCAGAGAAGACAGGCTCGTCTGCGTCGGAACCGATTTGGTTTGTAGAAATGTCCGTCAACTCAACAGTAGAACCGTCGGTGATAGCCATCAACGTGCCCATACGCATGTTCGTACCGTCAGACAGAGAGTAGTGAAGCGTAATAGCACCGTAGCTACCAACAAGGCTTTCGGCCGTAATAATGTCAGAAGCTGCGTCAGTAGCAAGCGTTGTGCTGTCCTCTTTCCAATCGGTAAGAGTCGTAGCAATCAAGTTGGTGCCATTAGACACAAGAATCTGACCGCTAGAACCAACAGCAGAAACCTCGTCAAGCTCAGTAATGCTCGTGTTGCTAAGGTCACTAATGTCAGTAGCTGTAATCAGCGCGTTAACCTCAGAGTCAAAGTTAGTGATAGAATCGTGACTAATACTAGAAACACCAACAAGATTGCCGCCGCTGTTAACAATAATGTTACCATTGCTACCAATGTTGGTAACGTCGCTAAGGTCAGTAACGCTATCCGTAGTCTCAATGTAAGTGCTCAGGTCAGTTGGCTGCACTGCACTATCAGCAAGAGCGCCTTGAGCAGACGTAGCCAAGCCAGCCTCAGAAGCCGTTTGGTTAATCCACTGACTAGTACCAAAGTTGTAAGCCAACACCTCGTTATCTGCAGGAGTACCTGAGATAGTAGTGTCAGTCAACGAGCTGACAGAATCAGACTGACTCAGGTCGCCAATCGCGGTAGGCACCAAGTTACCGGAGGCGTTAAACGCCAACACCTTGTCTTCAGTAGTGTCACCACCAAGAGAAACGTCAGACAGGTCATCAATAGATGCAGCAGCAATCTGGTTGTCAACCTCAGTGTCAAAGTCCGTGATGTCAGAAGCAACGTGCGTGTGACCCGGAGTGCTGTAATCGGTAATGTCGATGTAAGCAGAACCGCTCCAACGGTGCACGCTGTTATCAGACAAGTCGACGTACAGCTTACCAGCCTCACCCGAAGCAGGGAAAGAGCTTTCGTTAGCGTACTCCAACACGTCGTCCACGTAGCTAGGCAGCTGAGCAGAAGGAACCAGTCCACTGGAGTCCAAAGTTGCAACACCGTTAGCAGCACCCTTCTGGCTCAGCGGAATGTAGGTGCTAGAAGCCGTGCTAGTCGTCAGGTAGTCTCCCGGGGTAAAGTCAGAGACTTGGCTAACCGTAATTGAAATGTCACCTTGGTGCTGCGTAATCATACCAGACGCGATGTCTGAATTCTGAATCGCAGAGTCAACCCACGCGCTACCGTTGTGGCGGAGGAAGTCTCCGTCAGCAGCCGCCGTGATGGTAACGTCTGTAAGACCAGCCAACGTCGTAGAGCCAAGGCTAGAAGCCGCAACACCAACAAAGTTAGAACCGTCCCACTTAAGGACCTCATTGTTTCCAATAGAGCCGGATGTCTCATCAACGTCGCTCAGAGAGAAGATAGACTCACTCGTAATTCCAGTAAGGAAACTACTAACGTCAGTGTTATCTGCCCAAGTAACTGTACCGGAGCCGTTGGTAACCAGAATCTGGTTAGCGCTACCGTCCCCAGTAGGGAGGGTGAATTGTGTAGTACCGGAGGAATTGATAACCGCCAGTGCTTCTGCGCTCAGGGTACCCTCGACCTCAGACGAAGCCTTTGAGATTAACCCATTACGCAAGATTGTTTCGTTTGCCATAATGTATAATTTAATCGATTAAAACTCAAACGCGCGTCGCCTGCGCTTTGAAACTATAGCCATTTCCAAATACCACCTGCAGCGCAATATGCGTACCGCCAGACAGAATAGCAGTAAACTCAGGATGAGCGCTTTCTGTTCCCTGTGGGTTTGTAGAGATGTCGGTTATCTCGATGCCCGTAAGACCATCGTAGTCAACCATAACTGTGCCGGTACGCGAACTCGAACCTCTAAGGTTGTACGTGTACGTTGCTCCGGCAAAGTCTGCCACTGGCCAGCTGTCTACACTAACAGCAGAATCACTAGAGATAGCAACGCTAAGACGGGAGTTAGAACTAATAAAGTCAGTCCCATCATAAACGAGGTGGTCCCCAGCATTAAGGTTGCTAGTGTCTACATCACTGAGTCCTGCAAGTGTACTACCTGAGGAGCCAAGTGGTGTCCAGTTGTTAGCATCAGCCCACTCTGCGTCTGTAAGGTTTGCACCATCATAGACGTAAGCAGTCGTGCCAACAAATACCACAGTACCAAGGGCACGGTGGTTATCAAGTGAAGTGTCCGCGTTACCAATAGCATCACGTTCTGCAGTAGTGTCTACAAAGTAAATACCCTGCACGTCTCCGTCAATAGCAGAGACTGTAATGTAGTTCGCGTTGTTTTGCGTTATACTATCTGGAAACTTAATAGCCATTACGATACCGCAATTACGCTTCCGGATGCGAAAGCATTAGACACCTTAGAGCGCAGCATTTGCATACGCACCGTCTCTCCGTGCTGGTTAACCATGTCAACCTGACCAAGGTGGATAACCGCCGTAGTTTGGTCAGCTGTGTCACCAGCATACAAATTAATAGAAGTGTTCTGGGTCATGTTGCTGACCGTAAAGGCAGCTGGGAAAATCCAGTACACGTAGTCGTAGCCACCCGCAGCGGTAAAGCCAAGGTTACTTACGCTAGACATCAAGCCACTTTCAATTACACCAGAGCCTGTGCCATTCAAGTTAAGGTCTGCCCCGCCTAGCATAATAGTAGAAGAAGCAGTACCAAGCGGAGAGCTCAGTGCAGTAGCGCTTTCCACGACCCAGTAACGGAATCGAACAGTGCTAGACTTGGTGACTTGATTGACCGAATCTCCCTGTGTGTTCTGGTGACCAGAGACTGTAAGCGCTGCCGCTCCTGTTCTTTGCGTAGTGCTAACACCAGCATTGGAGTTTGTGACGAGCATGTCGCCACTAAAAGATGCCGTAGTAATAGAACCGTCCGCCGCAGGTACAACGCCCCCAACGTTAGTAATAAACGAGTCAGCAACACTGTACGTGCCATTAACTCCTGTATTGAGATTAGCGTCGTTAGTGAACGCCACATTAAACGTCGTATCCGAAAACGTAGAGCCATGTTCGTAAGTGCCTGTAGTCCAGCCAGACACAGACAACGAGGGGGCTTGGTATGACACCATCATCTGATTGAAGATGTCCTCGAAAGACGTGCCAGCTGTGAGCGTAGTGCCAGCCGTTACATTGCCCACCGTGTCGGTTACTACAATGTCAGACTGCAGCACACCGCCGCTGGTAGTGAGAGTAACAGCAACCCAGTTGGTGCCGTCCCATTGCAAGTATTGCCCTGTCGTAGCTGTAGGCAGAACTGCAGAAAGGTCAACGGCAATCCATTCGGTTCCGTTGTATTGAAGAAGTTGGCCTGTGGTGGCGGTGGGTAGGACGGCCCCTCCGCTAACATTTTCAGAAAGCAGCAAGCCGGCATTCAACTCTACTCGAACCTGAGTAATGTTGTTTGTCAGCTCAACTACGTTCTTCTGAACGTTCTGTGTTAAGTCAAGGCGGGCCATCAGTACTTAAGTTCCTTAACTTTAAGCTTGCCGTAAACAAGCTGAATAGAGGTATCGCCTTCTACAAGGTCAATAATAAACCGACCATCACGAAACCCAAGAGCCTCGATTTGAGCAGAGGACACTGTAATAGTAAAGGCACCGTCCGTGCCGTCAGTTGTAAGGGTTCCGTTAAAGGTATCCGTCGTCTCATCGTAGACGTTATCCGTAATACGGATGCGCGGAGTCTTGGCGGAAATGTCAATCGCGGTACCAGCGTTATCCTTGTAAACCAAGGACAGCGACAGGCCAGCGCCCTCAGATATAATAAGGTCGTACTTTGCTGCGGACATGCCAAACGTTTTATGCCCCGTACTTGTATAGCGTGGGGCTAGGTCAAATATAGGATAAATCCCCCAGCTACGCAAACGGTAACTGGGGGTTTGTCTTAGTCAATCAGTTGGTTAAACCGGTCGAAGTTAGTAGGACTTACAACCCGATAACCTCCATCGAGGACTGCGCACACACTAGTCTGAAGCATAAACTTGTCTTCAGGCAGGTCAAGCGTTATAATAGCTGTGGCTGCGTTAATGAAGTTTTCCTCAGTAGTAGCCTTCCAGTAGTTGTCTGTAGTAAGGTTAGTCTTTAGCATGTTCCACAGAGTTCATCGGTACCGCCAATAAAGTTAGTAAGGGTGGTAACCATAGTGTTAATCTCCAGCATGCTAGAAAACCCGACAGCAGTCTGTGCCTTGTACAGAATCAAATCAAGGTAAGCGCGCATCTTAATGTACCGCTGGGCCTTTGCAGAGTTAAGCTCGCAGTTGCACTGGCAATTAATGACGTCAGTAGCCGCTGCCTCAAGCGCATCCATAATAGTAGGGATGTACAGCTGTACGCGGAAGTCGGCGTTGTTGTACTCAAAGCCGTAAGCACCTTCACCAAAGGTAACTGCAGAACCTGCAATCTTAGTAGTGCTGTTGACCGACGCAAACAAAGACTCGTTATTGTCGTCTGGGAATCCAGCGGCAAGGTCAGAAGGGCGGAGGTCAAAGAACTCCCCGTTGTCTGCTGTGTAAAAAGTAACACCGGCTGCATTCCACAGGGCAGTATCTGCTCCCTCTTCGTCTACTACAATCTTTTGGTTTGCGGGTGTAGACACCTCGAAACGGTCATCGGCAGCTGTAGCGTCTGCAACGTCAGTAAAGTATTTCTGGATATACAAGCGGTCAGTGCTTGTAATGTACATTCTAGCTTCTGCCATAATTCCTAATTAAAAAGAAAGGGGAGGAAGCCATTGTAGCAACCTCCCCTTCCAAAGTTGTAGTTAGCTAATATTAGCTATTAGTCAAGGAAGCGCCGTCAGCAATGATGATGGTCACGTTCTCGACGTCTTGGTAAGAAGCACCAACGTTCTTGTCGAACTTAACAGCAGAAACAATCTGCTTCGTCAGCACGTCGTAGTTCACACCAGCTTGCAAACCGAGGTCCGTGTACAAACCGGGCTCAACAATTGGGAAACCAACACGGTTCGTGCGGCCAGCCTTAGTAACCTTGTTACCAACAAACTCAGCAGCTGCAGCAGCAGTCAAACCAACAGTCAGAACTGGAATCACGGAAGAGCCCGTACCGTCGTCGGTAATAGTGCTGTCCTCATTGGCAGCCGTCTTCACAATGCGGTCAGCAGCGAAGGTGATGGTGAGAACACCAGCAGCCTCTGAGCAAGCCAGCGCAAAACCGTCGCCGGTCTCAATCTCAGCATCGTTGATAACCGTAGCGAGAGCAGCGGCAGTAGCAGCGCGGAAAGTCTTCCGAGGGAACTGACGACGACCGTCGGTCACGTCGATGAGGGTCACGAAGAGCTCCTCACCAGCAGCAACGCCGGTGGTGTTCACGAGGGTCACGCCTTGCGTAGCAGCAGCGTAAGCAGCAACAGTGTATCCTTGAGCAGCAGCGAAAGTAGCAGCGTCAGCAGGAGTGGCCATGTCGAGGCCGTAGGTAGCGTCGGCTCCGAGAACCCGACCAGCGGCGTTCTTGGACTCGTCCATTTTAGCGTTAGCTGGGACGATAATAAGGGTGTCTTTGGTGTTAGCCATAAGAATGTAATTGTTTATTCAGATGTGAGTTGCTCAGCACTTGATGTCTGATAGCGCGGAGACTCAATCGCTTCAAGGATATTCTTGACCGCGATATCGACAATCTCCTGATGGGTGTGCTCAGCGAGCTCACAATCTTGACCGAAAGATAAGTCAATGTTTTGGGGAATCCTAATGTAGTCAGCAGTAATGCCTTCTAATATATAACTTTCGGCGTCCTGATAGACTGAAACGTCGTCCTCAGAGATGGTGCAAAGGGGTGAATTTAGCTGTGCCTTTGCAAAAGGATTCTGTTGCATAAAGTAAACTTCGGCGTTATCTACCACACGCACAGGCACTTGCGCCTGCGGGCTTGTGATAGTAACCTTACCACAGTTGTCCTTACGGATGTCTGCGCGAATGTTTACAAGATACAGGTAGTCTGCGGGAAGGTCAACCTGACGCCACTCTGCAGCGGTAGTCATGTTAAACGTGTCCGTGTAGTTCTGAACCACAATAGTCCGGATATCGTCTAGGCGCTTTTGGTTCCCTTCGAAACCAATGCGCTTAACGTCACCCGTAATAAACGCGCGGTCTTTAATAAACCGCTCTTGTGCACGGTTTAGCCAATGGTCGCGTTCTTCTGTTGTAAAGAAGTCATACGCGTTTGCATTAACTCGTTGAAGTCCTTGCAGTAGTGCGGTGTGCATTTCTTGTGCTGTCATGTTAATTAACTTAATCCGGTAATTGAAACTGTCTGAATGTCGTTGTTCGACATGCTGTTAAATTGCAGCTTAGTGTTGTTCTGGTCTGAAGGGTATACTTCATTCCTAATGCCATTGGAATACGAATCTGAACCACCGTCTCCCATCAACCAAATCTGAACCGCACCATAACCAGTGTTTTGGTTGCTGGGCGTGTAGCCAGAGTATGAAGTAGAGTTAGACCACCTAACAAACTGGCCATTGCGATAATCGTCTTCCCACTTCTTAGGGTCGGTAATCATCATCTTAATCTCAGCATCGTTAGGCATTGCAAGATTGGTCCGCAGAGTAGTAATTACCATGCTTGCTATCGTGCCGTGGAAGTTTCTGTTGCCTCCCCGTCCTCCAATAGTAAGGGAGCCTGTAACACTGCGGTCCATCCGGACTCCTGTGCTGCCTGCAGTCCAGTTAGAAGTAGTAGACAAATTACTACCTAGAGTAGCGAATTCATCGCCATCACCGCTTGACATTAGGCGAATGTCGAAACAATCTGCAAGGTTAGCAGCCGTGGCGTTGCTACCATTTAGCCTCTCGCCTGTGTGCGCAACGTAGACACCCCACCATTGGGAACTTCCGAGTGAGGAGATACCTCCAAACTTACACTCGTTGGTGCCTACACCTTCACGTCCCCATCCAAAGTAGAGGTTGCCATTTGCGTCGTGACGGATGTAGATATTATCGTTATTTGTAGAAGCCCCTTCACCCATATTCCAAATGTGCTGGTTGGTGGAATTTCTATCTGATTTGAATACCATTGCAGTAGCCCAAGGACGCGCATTGCTATCGTTAGAGGTGTTGCCCCCTGTTGTAGGTGCAGCAACAGTCGTAGACAGCCCACTCATTGCAATAGGCATGTGGGTTGCGTTGTATCCTCCAACCTTAAGTAGGTGCTCGTTGCTTCCTGAAAAGTCAACGCCTTTGGACCAATTAGTCAAAATAGTGGGCGGAGTTGGTGCATTAAACTCACTAAGTCCCGTTGAACTAATATCCATCTGCGTGTTAACTGCAGCCACTGTGATAGTCTTGTTCCCCGTAACACCGGTGTCCCTACTACCAGCAATAGTCCAAGTACCACCGTCAGCGTCAGACAGTTCAGAATCACCGCCTTGGCCGTTTTGCTTTGCAAGCGCCTCAACTACTCCAGTGTCATTATTGAAGTAGTAGTTAAAGTTAGTGCCGTCTGTTGCATTGTGGGATTGGGTTGTAGCAGAGCCTGCAGTTCCGTTGTTTACAACAGCAACTCCAATCGAGGTAGCAGATACGTACGTGTACTTAAAAGCAATCTCCCAGTCAGCATCATCGATACTGCCCCACGTAGCGGTGCTTTTAGCAACGCCTATGTACACAGTGTCGTTAGCTTCCGTAAGGGCTGAAATAATCTGGTCTCTTCCAAAGAACTTGTTAATCTTAAACCTGCGACCATCCCCAACCTCATCGTTAAAGGTAACAGCACTGCCATCATCTAAAGTGTCCGAGTCTACAAGCCCGATAGAGCCAGTAACATGCGACCAACCCGTAATCGGAGCAGACGGCAACGTCAGGTTAGTTACCGTCAAAGTTAGCGTACCAACAGACGAGCCGTAATCATTAGCCTTAGTTATCGTAATTGTGTACTCATCACTAGGGCTGTCTACGTTGTTACCAGTCACTTCAGGGGCTGTGCCTGTAATAGCACCAGAAACAGAGTTGTAAGCTAGCCCTGCGGGAATACCTGTTACGTTATACGTAGCAACTTCACCAGCCGGCTTAATCTGAAAGTTCACGTTGCTGTTCTCGTCTACGGTCAAAGTTTGCGTACCGTACGAAGCAGGGGCGTAGTTTGCGTCATCACCAGTAGTAATCTCGTTGTACACAACACCCGTAGGGGGCGTAGGTGCAGAGCTCTGGTCGTGGAACGCGTAGCTTTGTGGCATGTACCACGTCTGAGACGTAGGCGTCTCGTCTACGTAAGTGTGCGTGTGTGAAGCACCAGCGCCATCTGCAGCTGTACCATACTCCTCGTCAGCGTAGTTAGCTTCAAGCGGCGTAGCAAACAGCGGGTAGTCAAAGCTTCCGTCAGGGGACTCAATAAAGTACCACGTCAGGATAGGCGCAGGAACGATAGTATTTACCGTCATGTTACGGATACCCCGAAGCTCATTTGCCAAGGGCATTACAGCAACAAATCGGAACTCAGTTTCTGTAGCAGCGGCCGTCTCTGTACGACAAACCAGAGTCCACTCGTTATTAATGTATGCAGAAATGTACGGACGGTTGTCAGCATCAAGACCAACACGCCACTGCTCTACCGTGTTTACTGTAGAAGCAAAGCCCTCCTCGTTAAGACGGCCAAGCGTAGAAGCAGGGTCTTTAAAGGTAAAGGGAGTGTTCTTAAGACGAAGGCGGAGGACGGACTTAACTGCGTTACCGGCCACGTCCTCATCAAGGTCAGCCACATCGTACGTGGTCTCGTCAAACAAACCAAAGGTCAGTCCTGTAGTGTTGTTCCAGTTGCCACCCTCTTGGCTAAACTCGTAATACTCTCCGGGCTCGTTAATCGTTTGATTAGAGTAAAAGCCATTGGACGTATCGAAGTTTCCAGCCTCTGCTGTAGAGGTGTAACCAAGCCGCGTGCCAGTACCAGTCTCAGTAATGCGAGAACCGTACACAGTAAACGTAACACCGGCAGACTGAGTTGTTTCCTCAGAGCTAGCGTTGCCCAAGTCAGACGTGATAGTACCGCCAGACAGCACCTCGTTCAAGCGGTCTACCGCAGCAGCGACTGTGTTAAAGCCTGTAATAGCGCCGTCATTAACAGACGTGTTGTAGTAGCGGAGCTTGGTGTAAACGTCTTTGCTACCGCGAGCAGTGTGAATAGTAATAGTACCATCGTTTGCAGCAAGTGCCGTCAAAGAATTTACAGCATAGATATCGCCGTTGCTGAAGAGCACCGTAGTGTTAGTGTCTTCGCGTTGGGCGTCAAGCAGGTCATTCTGCGAAAAGATAAACGTACCTGTGTTAGACAGGACATTGGCGTTATCTGTAATGTACTCGGCACACTCTGACGCGTTCTCAAATGCGTTGTTGTCCTTATCTACAAACGAGGTATACGGAAGGTTAAAGAACTCGTATACCGTGGCGCCTGACTCTTCTGAGCGTACGCTGTTAATTACGTTAACGTTGTTATCGTTGTCCTCGTTAATCTCACCAACCAAACACGCGTTCCAATAGGTAGGGTTGGAGGAGCCAAAGAAGTTGATACAGTTACCCGCATCGTTACGTGCAATTCTAATAGCCATGTTATCGAATGATTGTTACCAGCATACCAAGGGGCTGGATGGTGATTGGGTTGTCAGACTTGATAGCAGGCAAGGACAGCGAGTTAACGTCTTCTTCGGATGCAATCCAAGCGCTAAGCTCTACACGGTTAAGGTATGTGTTACCTACCGTACCTGTTCCGTAGAATACAGGCTGTGAAGTCAGGGGAAAAGTAAACGTGATGTCGTCTGACGCATTACGGTTTGAGTACCAGAGGGCTGGCTCAATCGTAGTGTTTGCAATCTGTGGAATAGCGTTAAAGTCAAAGCGCACGCGAAGCTGGTCTCCGGGACGCAAATCGCTAAGGTCAATACGACCAGTGCTTCCTTCATACCCAGTGCCTGATGAGGTAGGATACTCGACGTCATAGTCATAGTCAAAGTCAAACAAACCATTTACCCCATTGGGCAGGTTTGCACCTTGGAACAGTCCAATGCCTGTAACGCCTGTAGGAGTGGGGTCAGTCCAGTACGGGTTGTCTACCGCTGCGTGTACTGCGCTGCTAAGGGAAAACACCTTGTATGTACCTGCGTCTACTTCTGCTTGCGAAATATTAATACCACCTCCGGCTTGCCAGACGTAGTTATTACTAAGGGGTTTGTCAGCGAATGCGCCCGTGTGTTCATAGCCAGCTTGCCCCGCAAGCCCTGCGGCTAACGCTGCGTCTATTTCCGTTTGCGTATCCCGTGTTCTTTCGTTGTCACTTGTTGCAGTGCCATCGATTAGGTCACGCATTAAGCGTGCCTCATTAGCATCATCAAAGTAGATTGGTTTACCCTGATAGATGACTTTTGAGTTATTTCTTGCCATCCTGAAAGTATTACGATTCCAGCACTAAGGTACACAAAAAGGGCCCGCCAACCAAATGACGAGCCCTTTCCACTGGAACCTATAGGACTATTAGCTAAAAGCCTTGAGCTTAGCTTTGATGTCCAACAGCATAGAGCTGTTCTTCTTGAGACCAAGGAAACGAATTGCCTGCTCCATGTCATCTCCAAGAACTTCGTCACCAAACAAGAAGGTGTTGCCGCTCTTACGAATCACGCCGGCCTCGACGCAATCCCAAATCAGGGCGACAGTGTCAAGGTTCTTGTCAGTACAAATGCGGATAAACTCGTTCGGGTTATCTTCTAGCATGTCTTCAAGCTCCAACTCAACCTGTTGCGGCGTCAGGTCAGCGGTGCGCACACCAGCGGCCTTAAGCACAAGGATAGCGCGGTCAGCGTCATCGCCCAAGAGAATAAGTTGCTTGTAAGCATCCTTACGCAAACGGGTATCTGCAACAGCAGCAGCCTCTTCTTTCTGCGGGTCGGAAATAAAGTAACGTCCGGCGTTGCTGTTCTCATCCGTAGAAACGTGCGGATGGTCCATAGCGAAACGGTACTTGATGTAGTCAACCACGTTGATAGGGTTGCCCTCCTCATCCATAGCGATGTTGAGCGTAACGCCTTCAGCGGGAACTTCAATAGTCAGGTTTGCAAAGTAGCGGCGAGCCTCCTTAGCCCAACCAGCTTCGGTCGGTGCAATGCCAAGAATTTCGGGGAGCCACTTCTTCTGCTCAGCGATGGTCAATCCCTTGAGGATGTCACCACCTTTGGTGTATACGGAGCCAATGCGTCGCTTAGCTTCCACGTAAACATCGTCCGGGAGATTAGTCGTGTTCGGACGACGGTAAATAAATACAGTCTTCTGCATATCTAGATGTTGCTATAAAAGACCCAACAGGGTCATTCTGTGCAACTAAGATACATAAGCTGTATCAATATACCAAATTACTTCTTACGGGTGCGGCGCTTAGTGGAAGACACGCGGTCTGGCTTCTTGCCGGCGTTTGCTTTACTAGCCTTTTCGCGAACCTTGCTACGCTTCTCGGACTTAGACATCTCACCGGACGTCTTGGGGGTCTTAGAATTAACACGCTTGCTTGGACGACAGTATGGGTACGGCCGGTCCGAGCCACCCTTTGCAGACTTACGCCCACATGACTTACCAGTACGGACATCTTTCCAGTCCTCCTTAAACCAGCGGCGAAGGCTCACTTCTTCCGCTTCTTTTTGTAGCCAGAGGCCGTCTTCTTCTTACCAGAAGAGTCAGGCTTAGTACCCTTGCACACCTGCACAGCATAGCCGTTGGCGTACGCAGACGGGTACACTTTGTACTTACGCTTGGCGGCAGCCTTGCCGCGTGCACACAACTTACCCATTACTTCCCGGTGTAGTTCTTAGGACGAGGCTTAGCGGCGCTCTTGGTACCACGAGTTCCAACGCCGTTAGCGTCAAACTTGTAGCCCGTCATGTTCTCGCACATGTTACGCTTCTCGCAACGGTGCCCGTTAAACTTGCCCATAGGCTTAGTGTTGCCGCCGTGCAGCATCATCTCTCCCTTGGTCATGCCGCCGTACTTGTACATGTCTTTAGCAGACTTGACTTGACTAATCTTCTTTTTCATGCTGTTAGCATTTCCAGCGCTTACGGGCTTTGCGCAAACGTGAGTTAGGGTTCTTAGCAGCCTTAGGAAACTTCTTCATTTGTCCAGCAGAGCGAGCGCAATAAGATTTCTTGCGAGCGCCTCCGCCCGGTTGAGGAGCCTTAAGGTTGCTACCAGTTTTTCGATTGATGCGCTTGCGGCCCTTAGCAGTCAAGCCGCCCTTCTTAGACTTGCAACCATTCTTGATGTTGCAGCCTTTCATGGCGCCTTTCTTCTTACTTGAAGATTTCTTTTTAGCAGCAGGCATATACTAATATAAACAAAAAAGGGGAGAGTCCAAACGACCCTCCCCCTTTTGTAAGAATTAGACTACGATTAGCTAGCCACGCACTCGAGGTGCAGGCAGTTCGTAGCGCGGCGGATGCTGATACCAGCTTCCTTCAGGAAGTGGACAGCGGCGCCGTCAACGTCAGTAGCGCGGAGAGCGTTACCACCGAATCCGGGAGGCACGCTAGCACCAGCAACAGCCCAACGCATGAGCTCACGGCCCTTACGCGTTACCATTGCAACGTTGTTCTCTCCGTCGTAGACAGACATGTCGAGGAACACCATGCGGTAGCTCTCCATTGGGAGACCCGTAACAGGGTGACGCTCGGAAGCCAAGGCACGAGCACCGTGGTCGAACAAAGGCAAGTGGCGCACCGTGATGGTGTGTCCGTCGATGTGCTGGTACTGGGTGAAGAATCCACCGAGGCTCAGGTTACGACCGCTTCCGCTGATGAAGCTAGCAGGGTCAGTGTTCTTGATGTAAGCACCAGTAGACACTTCTTCCTTCATAGCGTTGTCGAACTCCTCCATACCACCGAGGCCGGTGAAGAGAACGATGTTCATCTGAGCAGCGTCAGAAGCTCCATAGAGAGCGTCACGCACAACAGACTTCAACTTAGCAGCAGTCAACTGGCTGTAAGTATCAACGTTAGGAATCTGCTCGAGCACACCGGAACCGAGAGGCACAGGCTTTCCGTTCTCGTCAGTCTGGTGGATAACACCGTTAGCGTCGCGGTTGTACTTGCTGTACCACATGGCAAGCTCGCACTCCTCCTTCCAACGCAGCATGTGCTGGTACTCCTCAAAATCGTACCACAAGTTGGTCGTGCGACCACCGACGTTGAACTCGAAGTTCACAACGCGGTCAGGCATGTTGCCCTCGTAGCGGTAAGACTTACGCAGCAGAGAAATCTGGTTGCGCATTTTGGACGGAGCCACCCAGTTGCTCTCGGTGCCACGGCTTCCGGAGAAGGCGTTAGCAGCGAACAGCTGAACTGCGAGGATGCCAGCGAGGTCGGACGAAGAAACCGTAGCAGAGCTATCGGACGTCACGAGCTGGACAGGATACACGAATCCGCCGGCACCGGGGGTGGGGTCACCCGTGATACGCAGCTGCGTGTTGTTGGTGTCACCGAATTCGATAACGTAGTTCTTGTTGAACCAACGCTCGGCAAAGGTAACCGTACCACCAGCAACAGAGATGTCCGTGTTGGCAACAGCAGCAACAGACTTGTTGATGCGTCCCATCACCGGGTAATCATACTCGATGTCGTTGATGTACTTAACGTTTCCGAGACCCTCAGTGAGGAAGGACAGGGGGAAACGCTTGTCTTCACGTCCGCTGAGGTGAGTAATCACCGGGGACAAAACGTCGGGTTGAGTAAGGAGAGCATTAGCCAACGAGTTCTCGTCGGTCATACCTTCGCTGTTGAAGGTATCCTCATACAACCGCAACTTCTTCAGATTATCAGCCATGACTGATTATTAGATTTGCGGGCTTACAGCAAGTCCTTCAGAGAAGGAATCGTGTTCGCCTTAGTTGTGCCCGATTTAGTGCGGGACTTCATACGGCTACCCGCACTCGGAGCAGCAGTGAGTTTAGACTTAAGAGCCGAAACCTTCTGAGTAGACGCCGCGTTCGACGCCAGTTTCTTCAGGTCAAACCCTTGGTAGAGCAAGTACTCTACGGCAAGAGCCGTCTCTTGGTCAATATTTTGACGGTCGAGGTCCCGCTGCGTAAAGCCCTGCTCGTTTACTGGAGTGGTCATCCACTCGTAAAACTTGCCTCGCTGACGCGTTGGAATCTGCATACCTTTCAAGTTGCCTTGGTTGATAGTAGACTGCACATTGTTCCAGTACTCTTCTGCAGCCGCGCGTTGCTGAACCGCCTCCTGCTCTTGCTGAGCGAGAAGCTGTTGCTTGCGCTGTCCCTGAGTAGCCTGCAGCTGACGCAAGTAAATGTTTGCGTTATCAGCCAAAATGCCGGCGTCCTCGTAAGACTCTACCATACGTGCGATGTCCTCGTCACCAAAGCCCTGCTGCCGCATGCCGTCAATGAGAACCCGCTTTTGGATTGCTTCATTCTGGATGTCTACGTTGTGGTAGTCCATCTCGGCTTGCTGTGCCTCAAAGTACTTGAGCGGGTCACCATTGTTGGCGCGATACTCGTAGTACTCCTTGACGTCAGGCATTGTTGCGAAAATCTTCTCCAGCTGCTCGTTAGCAATCTGTTGTCCTACGGCGGTTGTGTACTCAGCGAGTCCGTCGTAGTCCTCAGAGAAGTCACCCTCCACTTCATAACCCAGCTTAGCGCCGAGTGTGGCGAACATGCCAGCGTCTTCAACGCTAGGCTCAGCTGCTTCCGCAACTGGTTCATCTGCCACAGGCTCATCAACGGTCTCTTCGACTTCGTTCTGAACCTCGGGGGTTTCTTCTACGGGGACTTCGGTGGTCGGCTCTGCTGCCTCTACTTCCGTCGTCTCAGGGGCTGCCTCACTGGGCTCAGCCACTTGCTCTTGTTGGGTCTCCGCCTCTTTGGGTGCCGGAGAGCTGTCATTTAGCCAATCGACGGAACCGAGGTTGTCGATGCCCAGACCTTTGTTTTCTGACATTCTGTTGTGAAGTTAACACATACGCTCCACTCATACAAGCGATTCGTATGATTTATTATCTATCGGACTTTTAATCCGTCTTTCCGTCGTTATCGTGGTCGGTATCTTTAGACACCGCGTTGATAGTAGCGACCTGAATCTTATTGTCTCGGTCCAGCTGGTTTTGCTCACCTTCAAAGGCCTGCTCCATCTGAAGCTTATTCTGCTCAGCCTGCGCTTTAGACTGCTCCAGTTGCTGAGCTGCCTGCTGCTGCATCTGCTGCAACTCTTCCTGCTTCTTCTCAGCTTTGTTAGCAAGCTGCTTGATGCGTGCAAAGTTGTCAGCGTCAAGAATCTCAGCAATAGTACCAGCGCCCGTACCGTTCTGTGCAAACGACATAGCCATCTGCCGCATGGTGCGAATCTTCTCGTTCTCCTTGCTAGCGTTCTTGGCAAAGATGCCGAACTCGCTCTCGCTGTACTGTGCGCCGTCGATGTCCAACCACTTGTTGCGGTAGTCGTCAGCGATGTACTGAATCTTCTTGCCTTCCCGGAACGCGTGCTTACTGACATCCAGCAGGCCCTGCATTTCCTTCTGCTCGAACTTCTCGAACTTACGGAAGATTTCCTCGGTCATTGCCGTGGACTGAGCGATAGCATTCTCCGTCGTACCTGCACCGTCAGAGGCAGTAATCTGTCCCTTACGCTGGCGGCTAATGCCAAGCAGCTCCTCCCACTCCTGCTTGATAGCTTGGAGCAGTTGCATCTGGGCAGCGATATACTGACCGAGGGACATGTCAAGGACTTGGTACTGGTTGAAACTAACCCGCTCGTTGTTCTTGCCCTCCGCAGTGGAGTCAATGAACGCGAAGCCCATAGCGTCAGCGTAGTACATAAACTTCTCCTCGTCCCAGCCATGGCGCTTCGGGATAGTGTTCATCTCGATGAGCGCAATCTTATCTTTGTTCTTGGCAATCGTGAGCTCCATGCGGTAGTGGAACACGTTGTACAGAATCTGGTACGGCATGCCCATGCTCACGATGCTGATGTTCTCAGCGTGGCGGTTGCTGTACGCACGTCCGTTGTACGGCAGCTTGCACTGAGAGATATTACTCATTGCGTTACGCTGCGCCTCCACAGGCTCAATGCCAATAAAGATATCACCGTCAATACGGTAACCTTCCCACACCTCGTTGACCCAGAACCATTCCAGCTCCTCTCCGCTATCCTTGTCCATCTTGTAGGTGTCGTCAACCATGAGCTCTTGAGCGACACCAAACTCGTCAACGTACGTCAGCACGCCAACCTTCTTGAACGACTTCCAGCAAACGTGCATCACTTCGACAAAACGCTCGTCATCGCCGAAGTTTTCTTCGACGCGCTGGAGGAATGGGACAGAGAAGCTACCACTGCGATTGCGATGGGGGCTTTCAATCTGAGAAACCTGCTGTTCATTTAGCAAGTCATAGAACTGGTCGAGCACAGCATTGCTGGACATCAGCTCGCGCCGAACTGCCCAGTCTCCGTCTTCGATAAACTCGATGCCGGGAGACTTGCTGTAGTCGAGGTCAAGGGGGGACACCACGTCATACTCAACCTCATCCATGCACACGCCCTTGTAGGTGTAGACATATCCTGATACCAACCAGTCGAAGAACGCCGCCTGTAACTTGTCCGGCAAGTCGAGGTAGTCACGAAGGTAATTGAGTACTTGCTGACCCACGATAGCACGTGAGTCTTGGTACGTGGTGTCCATATACTTAGCTACCTGCTCTGGCGTCTCCACCTCTTGGGAGTCAACGCCCGTGTTCATACCCTGAGCATTGAGCTCGTTGATGAACATCTGTTGCAGGCTCTGGACAATCTGCTTCTGCTTCTCTTCTTCCATCTTGCTCACAGCGTCACCATTGGTCACAGTCACTGTATAGTTAGATGGGCGCTGCGTCTTTTCACCCAACAGCAGGTCAACGACCGGCTTAATGATGTTGTAGTTACGCAGCTTAGCGGGGAAGTTCCGCTTCTTACCAGCCTGAGAGTTGTACGGGTTGGTAACGTAGTTGTAGTCTTTCTCGTTCAACGAGCCGTTGTAGGCTTCGTAGTACCGCAGCAAGTCCGACTTGGAGTTCTGCAGGAACGTAGATTGATTAATATAACCTTCCACGCAGTCTTTGCGCCACTGCTTAGTCTTCTTAGTAGACTTAAGTTTCTGACGTGGAATGTGCTTGTTGTTGTCGCTCATGTCTTAGGTAAAAAAGTCGCGGCTAAAGAAAGAGTCATGGGATTCCTCCACCTCCTGCTTTACCACGGGCTTTGATAACAGGTCCATCATGTAGAACATACCTACTAGGAGCGAGGACGCACGGTCGAAGTTGCCCCTGTCGTTCCATTTGATAAGCTCATCGATGAGGCCTACGTCGTAAATATAATGCAAGTTTAGCTTACTATCACCATTTTCGTCCATACTTCTTTTGGTACGGAGCCAGTCACGCAGATACAGAACTGCCTGAGCCTTACGGTGTTTGCTACCCATAGAGAGTCCGTAGTTACGTCCGAGGGCTCGCGCCTTGAAGTTGTTACTCTTATCAAACAGCGCCACCTCTTCCATCAGCATGTGCAGTTTCTTGTGCTGCTTAGCGTAGGGAATGACGTTACCTCGGTCGTTCTCGAATCCAATCTTGGCGTTGTAGTATTCAGCAAGCTTGAATAGGTTGTCGTTGTACTCGTCCTGTGTCTCGGGACGCCCCACGTAGCTAGCAACAATCATGTCGTCTGGCTTGCTCCACGGGTTAGCACGCTTCAGCACGTAGGCAGAGCCCAAGGAGTTACCTACTGACGTGTCGTGCGCGTAGGGGTCATGCGCGATAAAGTACAGGTTGTTAGGCACCTGCCCCTCGTCGTCCCTATAAGGGGATTGGTAGACTACCACGCACCCTGTAATGTTGTCGCCCTTCTGGTGAGGGAACTTCTCTACAGGTCTTACTTGGTCCGACGGCTTAAACTTAAGGCCACCTTGCCCATCCACGAGTATACCCGGTGTACCAACTTTAGAAGTCGTACCCGAGCGGACGATAAAGTTCCTTTGATTGACCAGCTCCGCTGTGGGGAAAACGTTGCTTCCTGACTGTAGGAACGCTTCACGGGGTTTCCAAGGATATTCAGTGATGAGCTTGTCGTAGACTTTCGCATCCTTACTGTTCCGCTTAGTACTTTCCCGTTTAGTTGATTCTTGGAATTTGGCATCTTCAATTAGTGAGTTGCCCTCCTTGTCCATGAAGCCGACCTTGTTGACGTAGCTAGGGAAGAACCAACCGCAGTGGGTTCCGTGACCGCCATCGTCCCAGACGTTCTCGACAGGGAGGAGATTATAGGGTTCGGGGTTGTAGAACATCGACTCAAAGTCAATGGTACCACCCTCCATGTCACCACCAGTACCGAAGATAATCATCTGGCCAGTAGTGATGCCACCGTCCTCAACACAAGGGCGAGTGGCCATATACGTATCCTTCAGGTTGTGGAATGCTCCAGCCTCCTCGAAGATTACAAGGGATGCGTCCTTACCACGGGCAGCATCCGGATTGTCCTTAAATGTAATAGCCTCTACCTCAGACTTGTAGCCCTTCTCGACAGGCTGGTTGTTGATGTACTCGAGGTAGCTGGCCTTCTTGTGGTTCTGCTTGTCAATCACAGAGCGGCGCTTAGACCACCCAGTGTGCTCGTTCAAGAAGTCCATGTTGGCCGCAGCCATTGTCATGATACCCTTGGGGTACAGGTACTTCTTGTCGTGTGCGCACAGCAGCGTGTAGCTGTCCTTGATTGTATTGAACTGGTTACACGTGATAGCAGCGTTCTTGTACGAGAAGCCCTTACGTCGCGCCTTAGCCACAATCATGTGGTGCCCGCCGTCAAGCCACTCGTCGTTTACACTAGTAGACAGCTTGAGGTCAAGCATTGCTTGCTTCTCCATGCCGTTACGTGCAATCTCCATCAACCAAAAGTACTCGTAGTCGCCGTCCCAGAACCCCGGAAAGTCTACCTTCTTGACAGCACCGCCTTTCTTATTGCCGTTATCCATCACCTTCATCTGCACATAATTCAGATAGAAGTAGTGATTGCCGGTGATAGTGGTGTCGCCAACAGTGTAGCCCTCCTTACAACGACGCAGCTCTTCCGTCCAGAACTCGTAGAAGTCCTGTGAGCCGGAAGGCGCGTCAATGTAGTAGCCCTGCTTTTGAAAATCTAAAGCAGCCCTACGGAACTCTTGCGTATTAGTAATCATTAATACAGGGCCACTTATCTGCCACCTTGAATGAGGGACATGCTTTGTGGGGTGAATACTGATTGTGACCCGAGACTGTCAGCTCCCCATACACGTTACGCAAGGTCTCCACTAGATTCAAGAATGCCTTCTCTTGTCCGTGGTTCATTGTGTCCTTGGGCTCCATGTTCTTATCGCACCCGCCAATGTAGCAGACGCCGATAGTCCCTTTGTTGCGGCCCTTAACGTGAGCTCCTTGGCGACTAACCGGACGGCCGCCTTGAACTGTGCCGTCCAGTAGGATACAATAGTGATATCCAACATCCGACCATCCGCGACCATCCACGTGCCAACGACGAATATCCGCGACATCGTGGTGCCTGCCTTCCGGCGTAGCGGAGCAGTGCAGTATGATTTCATTAATTGCTCTCATGACCTTCTAAAGTTGCCGGTGCCACCATTAGGGCCCTTGACAAAACCTCCTAGTCCAGACTTGGTCTTAACCTCGTCCATCTTAGCGCCACATTCACAGATGTCAATGCGGTTGTCGTTGGCGTCAAACTGCTGAATCTCGCCATCGCGGAAACGCATAGTAAGCACGTCGTTATATTCCTTTTTGCCGGGGCAAATAGTACACTTAAACTTAGCCATTAGTCTTCAAATAATCCTTTGCTTCCACCGCCGCGTAGCTTAGTTTCGGCAGCTTGCTCTTTCTTAACCTGCTCCTCCAAGTCACCCACAGTCTTTACAACGGCAGGCAGTTTCTCAGCGATACCCATGAGCTTTTCAATCAGCTTGATTGCCTCAAGGGTACCATCGCTTTCGTCCTCGTCATCACCAGCCAGCAACTCGTCAATCTTGCGGGTCATGGCCTTAACGCCACGTTCTGCAGATTGCAGCGCCTCGCGGGTAGTACGCAACGACCGAGTAGCAGGGGTGTCCTGCAGCTCCCGGTACTTAGCAATAGCAGCCTTCATGCGGGTAGTCAGCTTGAAGTCTGGCTCTATCCTCAAGTCCTTAAGGATGCGGATGTGCCGCTCCTTCTCTTCGTACATCTGGTACGGGGACTTGTAATCACAGAAGTGGTAGATGTATGCAAACCAGTCGGACGCGTTCTTCTTGTCCCGGTTCTTGTCTTCAGCAATGAGGTCTCGGAACGCAGCAAGCTTGCGCAGCTCCGGAGATACCTCAACCTTGAACCCCTCCATCGTAAACAGCTTCATTTCTTCTTCTTATTCTTCTGTACTCGCTCAAGGTTTAGCTTGTGCAAGCGGTAAGGGTTAACGTAAAACCGGCCAAAGAATGGGATGCGCACAGAGTCAAAGGCGCCATGCTCTACAGTCTTGCGCAAGAATTCAAACTGGGATTCTACAATAGAGCGTATTTCCTCTACCGTAGTTCCGTATTCTTCTGCAAGCTCTTTGTAAAGCTTCTCCTTTAACTTGTTAGCGGCCATTATCAGAGGTCGTTCAACCCGAGTGGGTTATTCCAATCATCTTCGTTCATCTGAAATTCAACTACAGTTTCGTGCTCTCCTTGCATAATCTTGTAGGGCAGCATTGGCTGTCCCTGCTTTTTCAAGACCTCTTTCTGCTTAGTCAGGTATGGGAACACAAGGTCAAACTCATCCGGAAATCGGAAGACTACTTGAAGTGATGAGCGGTTCATTCGGGTAAGTCGCTAATAGTAAACTCAATACTCTCTAACTCCATGCGAGGAGAGACAATATCAATATACTTATAGCTACCGAATTGGTCTTTGTAGATAACACCTTTGTCCTTCAGCGACTTTACGTAGTTATTCAAAACAGCTACGTTCTTCATGCCAAGCTTCTCCGCTACAATGCGGCGGCCTTTCTTAGTCGCACAAATAAAGGCATCCACGTCTAGGAACGCTGCAAGTACATCTAACTCAACGGCTGTCAACTTGAGTATGCCGTTGAGAAGGGAGAGGTAATCGCGTGTGCCGCCTAGCGTTACAGGTACTCTTACTTTACCCTTCGCCATTTGTCCATTTCTTTACGTTCTGAATCTTCCTTCCTAACCTACGGCGCAGTGCGCCCTTGATTACATGCAGGAGAGACAGAACTAGTTCGTTTTCGACAGACCACGACCGCTGTGTCAAATGCTCAAAACGGTCAATGAGCATCTCGACTACTTCTTCGTTGGTCGTGCCGGGGATGTGTTCTCCATCTACCTTCTCTGTAAACCGCACAGTCTGGTATGACCCGGACTTGAAGTTATAGAGGCGGTAGAATATCCCTTTCTTTTCTGCTTCCATGTGTATAAATATACGCTGCTCATATCATACCTGCAAATAGTAGCAAAAGAAAGAGGCCCCCTTTCGGAGGCCCCTGACTTACAATGTAGAGCTAGATAGGCTCTGGGGGTTAGAAGTTAACCATGTATGGATTAGAGTACATGGAGTCTGTTTCTGCAACTATCAGCTCCTCTTCAGGGGCTGACTTGAAAACAATAGTGTTATCAAGACGGTGCTCTACCACCGTGAGTCGCACATCAATGCTGTGGATATCCTCACGAGTCTTTTCTTGGAGGTCAATGATTCGCTCCATGCTAGACTGCATCTGCACATATCCAGCGCCACCAGCAAGACTAAGAAAAGTCACGGCAAGGTAAGCGCCTTTTGACATTGGAAACAATGACTGAATGGTGGGCAGCATCTTAGACATTTTATTTACAGAGGTTGCTAGGCAGTGTCTGTCCGTAGAACGACAACAAGATAGTGTAATCTGTAATGGTTTCCAAGCCGTCGCAGTTCATGTCGATGAGGTCCGTGTTCTCATCAACGTTACCGTCGAAATACCTAAGAAACGTCTGAAGGTCTACAATGTTGACAACACCGTCGTCATTGATGTCCGCGTTACAAAAACTGTTACACGGCTCTTGCGCCAGCCCAAGGGCCAGCAGGGGGAGAAGGAGATTAAACATGTATACAAGCTAAGCAAAATAAACGACGAAGTCAATATGCCCAGCTTGCAAAAGTTACCTACCCCTAGAAATGGCAAACCCCCCAGCCGTTGCTGGAGGGCGCCCTAAAGTAACGAAACACCTGCGCGAACCGGTGTAACGCACTGTCACTCGCTCACGAGCGACTCCATTGTCTCACGAACTTCGGTCTCCTTCTCCGAAATATCGTCCGTAAGTAGGTCGTTATAAGTGGCAATCTGTACTTTAATGTTATGGATTGTCACATTGAGGTCTTCAGAACGCTTCTGAAGATTCTGCAGCTCCGTAATGCGAGCTTGCAATTCTTTCTGTGCCGCTTCTGCGCGGGCTTGGATAACTTCAACGGTCATGCTACAGTTTCCGTAAGGTTGATTCTAACTTCGCCGTCTGTCTCGTCGGTCTCGTACGCAAAGTCCGTAAGAGTTCCCTCTCCGTTTTGCACAAACGTGATAGTGATGTGGTCGTTAGTATACGACGTAGCAATGACTCCATCCATTCCGATGAAGCATTGCGCATCGTCCCACGTAAAGAGACCATTATTCCGACGCTTAGTTGGCATAGGTCCTAAACTAAAGAAAAAATCCCCGAACGGCAAAACCGAACGGGGACTTTATTCACATATAGACGAAGTCTACTACAACGTCGGTATTAGTTAGGAGAATCCATGTGGAGATTCTGGCCTATCCCCATACCGATGGCGTAGCTCACGGTCATGGCGAAAAACCCAAGGGCCTTTCGTCCAATCTTGCGCCTACTTGCGAACTGACCCTGACGGGCCTGACCGGGAAACGGGAGTGCAGTAGCCACAACTATTGCAGGTGCTCCTACTTTCCAAGCCATACTTTGGTCTTCTGCCAAGTACCCAATGCCTACGCCAGTAAAGGCGAGGATTGCGCACCTTTCCAACGGAAAGTCTGGCGAGTTAGACCGGCGCCCACTCCCCTGAAAGGGGTTGAGCCATACAGTGCCACGAGGCTGGGTAGAAACTACCATGCCTTTAGGCAATCGCGCTTTAGTCGAAGACCAACGGCCACCGGGGTGACTGTTGACTTTGGCTAATGAAACACTGGTGCGATGCCGGATTACATTCACACCATCTGCGCACTCCTGACCAGCCAAGGACATTGCGAGGCTGAACCAGAAGAGCGTAAGGAGAAGAGAGATAACGCGCTTCATACTACTAATGTCGCGAAGAACCTATCGAAAAGCAAGCCCGTTATACGACGTAAGTCTCCTATGGACCCAGTGAGTACGCAGGTTTCGTCGACAAGTGTAAGAAGCGTCTGACCCCTTTGGGGGCTCCAAAAAAATCAGGAACCTATAACCCTACAATATACAAGTTATGCCTTTGAAGAAAAGCGCTTGTCCTTAGTAGTGTCATGTTTGTAGGCCTTCCACTGCTCATTCTCCCTAATGGCTCTATTGCGCCAGATGTTACGCTGGCTTATAAGCGCCGCTTGGTCGTCTAGTTGCTTACGCAGCTTCTCGTCCTTGCGCTCCCGCCACCACCTGTACTGCATAAGCCCCATGCCTAACAAGGCCATGGTCTCTGCACCAAGAATTACGTTGTACACGCCGAATACCTCTTCCATAAGCACAATATACAACATGACAGCGTGTCATGCAACACTGCCATACTGTCATGCTTATACCTGACACAGACATGACACACCTGACAATGTGGCCACTTCTATGAGATTCCTTGCCGTAAACTTGCGTATGTCAGAATTCTGTGTAGCTTTGCTAAAGTGTTAGCGACGCTGCTAAGCAGCTAAGAGCGACAGGCGCAGCCTGACCTGCTAACTGCTACGGCAGTAAGAAGCTAAAAGCGATGGCGCAGCCATCCGCGAGGAGTTAACACGAATCCCTGCTCATACTGTACATTAGGCATGTCTGCCGTCTAGTGCCTCTGGGTGGAACCCCGTCCAATACATGTGGCCAAGAATCCTAACGGGATTCGCGCACTCCATAGGCTACCTCCTATATAAGGCCCCCACCCCTCAGCTCCCATATATGAACCCCCCGCCCTTTACTGGTACATGGGGAAATCTTCTGGGGAAGCGTAAGTGGGGACCACATTAGGCCAAGGCCCCCCGCAACAAAAGACAATCAAGTACCCCCCACTAGATTCTGTGAAGGGGAGCTAAAACATCCGTACCAACTATCTATGGATAGTTATACTCTTGACCACGTTATCGTGGAGGATTGCTGTGATGTACCAGCTACGCTGTACTCAGTCACAGAAGTATACACCTGTAATACTACAGGCGTAACCGATATTGACATGCAACTTGTAGACAAGTGTGACATGCAAGCACACATGGACAAGTATCCCAAGGATACCCTTGTTAAGGTCCGTAGGTAAGGTAAGTAAGGTAAGGTAGGGCACTGTATGTGCTCTACTATTACCACTAATGGGGAGCTAAAACATCCGGGCTAACAGATGGAGGGGTAAACGTGGACAGTTACGTGCATGCCAAGCCGTGTGCGCTATGTTCCACCCCTTTCCCCTGTCTGTCATACTGACATACATTCCACCACTATGTGACAAGTTGTCACCCCATCTCTCAAACATCCATACAAATGTCTGTATCTGATTGCCGCAAAACTGCAAATACTGCCGTAAGTCACGTTCACTACGCATCCAAGACTACCCAGTTCAACATGTCATTCGACAAGGATGCAGGTCAACATGTCCTCTTCTGCATGAACGATGACAACAAAGCAACATGTGAGCTCTTCATTGGTGCTCACCAAACCACCGCTTACATGGTCATCTCTGACCTCGTCAAACTCGGCTACAAGCAAGTATTCTAATCACCGAGGGGTGCACACTACGTGTGCCCCTCAAACTCTCTTTCTCATGCCTTTCCCTCCAACCCCAACCACACCAACTCTCAAGTCTCTGTACAAAGGGCCATCTGTTCCCTGTGGTATCACAGACTTCAAGAACGCTCGTTCCAAATTCATCAACTTTGCCCAAATCAAGGTCAGAATGAACTACTACAAGCGTATGAACCCCTAATCCTCTCTCTTATGTATCACGAAGACAACTCCGCTTCCGTATGGCCAGTAATCCTGCTGTTCGCTGTACCTCTCGCAATCGCTGTGCTCGTCAGTCTCTGACTGATGGGCATATGCCCTGTGGGGGAGCTTCGCTTCTCTTCTCGCTGTCTATGGATATTTCTACTCTCATCGAACAATACAACAGTGGTCAAACCTACATCGAGGACGTTCTCGTTGACCACAGTTTTGATGGTACGTCTGTTCACCTCACGTTCTGTGGTGCGTATGGACAAGAATTGTGTGACGACACCATCAGTCACAATGAGTACCTCGCTCTCAAAGACAAACCAATCGGTGCACACTTCACCACCGACTTCTAATCTTCGGAACCCTGCGCATAATAGCGTGGGGTTCTTCCCCTTTTCTTTTTTCTCATTTTTCAATTTTCGTCCCATGGACATCATCACCCGTACCCTCAAGCTCCTCTCTATCGTTTCTCAGAACATCGCTGACAACGTGTTCACGTATGACCAGTTCGTCATCGAGTACACCGAAGAGGGCGCATACTTCTGTTGGTCTGTCTCCTACGCGGCAGGCAGCAACCAGTGCACTCAAATCGCTCACGGTTTGGTTCCCGCGTTCGAGTGTTTGGCGCGCGAGTTCAACATCCCATTCGCGGAGATGGACTTGACCAAGTAATCTGCAAACTCATACGCTGCCCTTGACGGGTGGCGTGTGGGTCTGTGGGGGGAGCTCAAGTTCCTAACTCATGCTACGCATTCAAACACATATTCTATGCAAAATCTCTGTAAACTCCTCGTCAAGCTCGGCTCAGTCTCTGTCACGCTCAACGCAATGCAAAACCGAGCAGTCTCACATATGCTCGCAGTCCGCGTCAAGCAAGCTTCCCGCTTCATCAACGCAGACTACCAAGACATCGCAGATACCTGCGCTGACTACATGGCAGAGTACCCGAACGACTTCTGCGAGGAAGACCTCGCTCGCCTGCGCACCACTGCAATGCTTCTCCAAGAGGCAAACGCCCTGCTCCACAAAGTCCAAGACACCGTCCTCTCAGCTTCGTGCTGAGGGGACACAACCCTTCTCCCATGCAAGATTTCACTCCATACCAGCTCAATTTCATTGCAGGCTGCACACTCACAGTGCTCATGCTCATTCCTTCTCTCATCGCTTACCTGCGCTCTTTGCGCGGGTAAGTTCAACCCTTCTCTCATGTCTTACAACATAACTTCCATTGACGACGCTCAAGCAGTCATCGACGAGGTCAACGACTACTACACCGGTGTCGATGTTGAGTTCTCCACCTATGCACCAGAACTCTCTGCCAACGACACCCTCGTTCGGGTGTTCGCCGACAACGACTACGACGACGACGGCAGCAAGATACTCGTCCGCGAGTTCTACATGACCGGCAACACATTCAATTCTCTCAATGTCTGAACAAGAATCCCTTCTTCTCGACGTCGGCAACATGGCCGGCGTCATCGTTATTATCGCCGGGCTGTTTGCTATCGCAACGCTCGGTGCAATGCTCATCGAATACTATCGCAACAAATGAACGACTACACTTCCTTCTTCCGCAACCTCGCCAAGTCTCTCTTGGCCACGTTGCTCTGCTGCTGTGCCCTGCACTCCTGCGCACAGACGCAATACCATGCTCGCATTCAGGGCCAATACGTTGACTCCTCTGTCATCATCGACCCTGTCAACGACATCGCTACTGTCCACGATTGGAACTTTGGTTCCATCGGCACATACCCTACGCTTGTGGGGCAAGACGGCTTCATCATCGACAACGAAAACTTCCCCATGTTGTTCGAGCACGTCGCCGGCTACACCTACGTGGTGTCCTACATTATTCTCGGCGAGGTGTTCACTGACACCGTCACGTTCGAGATTATCGACTAACTATCCTCCGTATATGGGTTGGCGCTTAACGCGCTGACCTATATGCCGAGAGGGGGAGCTTAGCAACTCTTTTTGCTTGTGGACATTCAGTCACAAATTTCTCTTTTATCCTCAATACACAATAGCATGAACGCTAAAATCACCAAGGTCTTCGGCGCCACTAAGTCCGAGAAGAATGGCAAGTTCTACGTTGCCGCACAAGCCACGATGTCCACCGGCGATTCTGTCCTCGGCCAAGGCGTCGAGTCCAACGCTCTCGTCAACATCGCGCTCAACTCGATGTCCGAGTACATCGCAGGCCTCCTCACGCAGGACGAGTCCAACCCCAACCGCTTCAATGCCACCGACCTCGAGTCGCAGGCTCTTGGCGAAGACGGCGAGGGACTCCAGATTACCCTGCGCGATGTCCGCCCGCACGCAGAAAAAGAGGGTGTCTTTTGGGCCACCGTCTGATTCTCTGCAATCCCACTCTCACAGTTACCCTTCGGGGTAGCTGTGCAGGGTAGGGGGAGCTCCGGGTCTCTGTTTGCTTCTTGAATAGTGACGCGCGCAAGACGTCACCGCTATACCCCGCTAAGCGTTAAGGGGACTATCCATAGTCATGCCCAGCGTACGTTCTAAAGCATGACTCATATTCAGCGTACCGGTGCCAGCTTGCACTGCATAGTCATAGTTAGAGAGTGTGTAGCCGTTCAAGATGCCTACGGGCACGGTGCACACTCTCGCTCTCATTCGTAAGTTCAGTGTCGGGACACTCCCTAATCCCTTGGCTCAGCCTTTGGAGCACTGACTTACTCACATCCTGCTGTGGCAGGAAGAGGGGCTCGTTGGGAACTGCGACCACAGTCGGTTTAGTACCGCGACTCCTCTTAGTTCTTTAGAAAGGTCGTACATATAGTCCAGTCAACGCGCTCTAAGGTGGCGGTCAGTGTGGGCGACGACGTAATCCAGCAAGATGACAAACTGCTAAGCACCGCAGGTATGGTTATACCCTACTAAGACATCTAGCGCACCTGCGGTGCTTTCTATTCGCAACTCATATTCTCTACATATTTCATGCATCTCGCATTAATCTTTCCAATTCTCGGCGTACTCACATTCGCCTATTCTTTTCTCTTTCAACGTTAATTCCACAACATCATGTATCTCAACATTCCCGGCAACAAGCCATCCACAGTTGCAACCACTACGGTGCAGCCCCGTCCTCGCGTGTTCTCTGCCATCAACGGCGTAATCGTTGTTGCCAAATGAGCCGTCGCGACTCCATCGACAGTATGACCGCAGGGGAGACTATTCTCCTCGCGGCCAATACTGCTGCTCTGTCTGTTCCTACAAGCAAGAGCCACTTCGCAATGATGGCTCTCGTGTCTGTTACCAATTGGGTACGCGAAGACATCTGCCAGCCTCAGCACACCAATATGGTGCGGGCTGCTGCACACATCGGCGAACGCGCTGAGTATCTTCTCAAGAAGACTCAAGACGAGTACGAGTATCAAGTGTATGCCGCTGTAATGCAGGCTGCCTACGACTTCTCGGAGACTCTTGACTACAACCTCTCTATGGAGGCACCAACCCTGCCATTCTAACCTTCGGTACCCCTGCACTTCGGTGTGGGGGTACTACCCTTTCAGGTTCGGTTGTTCCAACCGATTTGTATCGTATATTGGTATCATGTATATGCCATCTCAGCATCCATTCTTTAGGTTGCAATGCTCTGACGAGCAGAACATTGCGCAATATGTTCACGCCGGTGCGTTCAGTCGCATGGTGGACGAGGCGTACAACATCTTCGCAGCAGACGAGCCACTTGTCGTGTCCATATCTCGGTTCGAGACCAGCGATGGCATCGCATTCATCTTATACGATGACGGCGCGCCAACTTTTTACACGGAGCTATCGCGCTCTCCGTCCGACCGAGACAGACGAGCTCTGCTCATCATCGAGTCTGTACACCGCGAGCTTCTTGACACGTTGTTTAGCACAACTTACTTATGCGAAGCAGCGCAGCTGCCCGTGATGGACTTGTCGTCCTGCTAACCTGAGTAGGGGAGCTGAGTTTCTCTATTTGCTATTAGTAGTGACAAAGTATATGTCACGTTTATTTGTTTCATTCTCAATTACTTACACCCCATGACAATCATGATTCTAGGCTACATCCTTACCGTAGCCGCCTGTGCTTACTTTGTCGCTCGCTACGCTCGTATTGCTAACGACCTCGAGTTGCGTCGTCGCAATTTCAAGTGTTGGCTCGACCAGTCCAACGAAGCCCTGTTCGCCAAGGATGACGAGCTTCGCGTGGCTTACCGAACCATCGACCGTTACGAGCTCATCTTGCGTGAGAAGTACGACCACTTCAACGAGTGCAGCTCAGACCCCACAGCTGACGCGATTGTCGAGGCTATCTTCGATGACAAGATTGCCTGTGCAGGCATCTATTACGACGAGGACGGCAATCCCATGCTCGACCAGCTCGATTGGACTCCCCAAGACGGCGTGACCTACTCCGAATCTGACGATAGCGATGTCTGATGATGAACTGAACGACCTCTTTAACGAATTCCTTGGCGGTAACTCGGGCCCCTTGCCTGAGCCTACCCCCGAGGAAGTTCGTATCGAGGCTATGACTGCCACCGAGCTTCACATGACTGCCTTCTACGAGGCTTGTGAGACTCGCACCAAAGGGTGGCGTGAAATGCTCGGCTCTTGGCTCGAAGAACTGCAACACTACCTCAAGGTGCTCGAAGAGTACGAGGAGTACGAGCAGTGTGCCAAGGTATTCAAGTGCATGCGTGAGATTCGTGAGGTATCCTCCAACATGGAACTCAACGACCACTTGGCTGAGCTTAGCATTGACGTTGTACACGAAGCCGAACCAGACTCCGATGAGCCAGACTTTTGACCCGGACAACGACCCACTGTTTCACACAGTAGTCGAAGCTGTCCAACGCATCATCACGAGTATCGAGTACGGTCTCCAGTTTAACGAAGGTTCTATCGAAATCGAGGAGCCTTCCGGTAATTACATTACCCTGCCCCGCGTACAGTGGAAGCAGGAGCTGCAAGCAGCACTTGGTTTCTTTGAAGAAGCCGAGTACTACGAGGAATGCGCGCGCTGCCAAGAGTGTATCAAAAGACTCGACGCAGAGCCAACTGTAGAGCAAATCATCAGACAAATCTCTGACCATGCCAACAAGCAAGACGAGGATTGACGGCATCAAGGCCTCAGTCCGCAACCTTACGAGTGAACGCCGCAACGAGTATATCATGCTCAAGCAGCGGGCACCCAAACATGAGCAGGAACATGTGCGCGAAGCATACCTCTTCTTCCAAGACGAGGCTATGATGGACGTTCTTGTATCTGCCTATCTCTGAAGTTTCCCTAGCCCCTCACCTTGATACGAGTGGGGGGCTAGCAATTCTCTAGTATCACCAACCCTTTTAATTTCAACACGATGACGTTTAACGAAATCACTTCCGTCCGCGAGGGCATTGACAAGTCCGGTCGCAACTTCAAGACCATCACGCTCACCTGCACCACGTTCAACACGATGGTTCACCCTGTTACCGGGGCTACCGTCAATGCACTTGGTAACAGCACCACCCAGACGCTCAACGCGTGGCAAGAAGGCGTGGACTCTCCGTACAACCACCTCTTCAATGCCCCTGTTGGCACTGCAGTCGTGGGCTCGCTCGCTACCCGCGATGTCGAGACGTACCAGATTGAGGACAGCGTTGCAGGCAACACCCTGCTCCGTGATGTCAACACGTACACTTGTTTCGTCCCGGCCAGCGAGGACGACTCCAACTTCGAGAGCAGCGTGCGTAACGCGTTCCGTTGGAATGGCCACCCGGTTGCCGACACGGTGACTGCCTAATTGCAGAGCTGACACGCACCAGCGTGCCACACACGTATCCCTGCCTCTTCGGAGGTGGGGATACTTTTCCCTTGTAAACCCCCTTCCCCATGAAAAACATGTTCCTTTTCGCGCTCATCAGCGCAACGCTTTTCGCTTGTACTCCCATCGAGAACGAGCCCAACGTTTGCCCACCAGCTACCGACACGACTGACGTGTTCGACGGTGGTATTGCCACGACTGACCCCGGTTACTCCGGTTACACCTACGGTTTCTACTACGGTAAGACCTACACGGTCACTATCTACCAAGATGGCGAAACCCCCGAGACCGAGTCTATCGTCTTTGTCAACGACTCTGTTGCTGTTAGTGAAGAAATTACGTTGGCCTCCACGTGGTCTATTGACGGAGTGCTCCTCGAGTATGGTGATGAAGACTTTCAGTTCTACTACCTGAACGAGACCGATAGGCTCGTTTGTTACAAGACTGACGAGTTGACCATCGCCATCACCAAGTAATTCAGGGTATCGTGCTCCACCCTTGACGGGCACACCGCTAATACTAGCACCAATGGCACCTCAAATGAAGAAGTTCCACAAGCTCTCTGAGCTACCCAAGTTGTCTCGTAACACCACTGCTGTCCTCGGCTCTAAGCCCGAGGGTAAGTACGGTGTCCAAGTTATCCCCAACACCCCTGTCTACGACAGCGAAGGTGCATGGCAGATGACCTGTGTTATTACGGGGCGCAAGTTCTCGCCTATTCAAGTGCCTGCTCACTTCTTGGCCGAGTCTGTCTGTGACGGCAAGGCTTACAAGAAGCTCATGGCGACTCGCGCCGAGGCTAAGAAGTCTAACAAGAAAAACAAGAAGTAATGCGTTACATTCTTTTCCTTTTCGCTGCGTTGACTCTGTCCCTCAGCGCCGATGCGTCCAAGCCTCAGTACACCGCCCGTGACTACGGGCACTTCCAAGCTGAGGTTAGTGGCAACCTGTACAAGCGCCTCATCGAGGACTCGTACGATTCCTCACACCTTAACATCAAGCAACTGCGTGTGCGTGCCAACATGTGCACAGACCGTGCGCTTGGTAACTACGCAGGTACCTGCCTGTTGGTGTGGAGTGTGTGGCCTGTTGGCATTCACACCTATGTGCGTGCAACTAAGCTCACGCGTGCTGCACAACGCTACCGTGAAGAAATCGCTTTCCGCGACCGATAAATCCAAGTAACTCGCAAGAGTCCGGCTTGGTGGCTCAGCTTGCACCGCAACGCAAGAAGCCGTCCTGAGAGCCTGCAGCTCGATATGGGGCGCTCCATCCCCTGATGAGAGGGGTCTTTGACAGAGGCACTGTCAACGCGAGTCAACTGTACGCGGCCAGCGGTAACAAGGCCTAAATGTTGTCCAGTTTACTAGGTTCACTGTATAAGAACCCTAGCGACGCTACATCGATAAAGTAGAAGTCCAACCAGCCCCGCGTCTATATGTCGTACACTGGTTGGGCGTCGATACTCGTTGTGGAAGATGGGTATGAGAGAAAGACAGGAACGGGGGGCCTTCGGGTCCCCC